TTACATCATTAATATTAAGTGCAATATAACAAGTACACTTGAAGTAACACATCCCCACTTTATGCATTTATTAGTACTTTTATCTTTTTTATTAAAGAGCTTATTACCACTAAAACCTACTATAAAACTTATAATAGCCATGATGGGTATACTACTCATTATTTATATTCCTTAGTTTTTTTAATTCTATTGGCTCTGGTGGTAATTCGGTTTCAAATTTAGTCCAACCTTGATTTGTTTTTAATAGGTTTATGGCATGGAATTGTTTTAGGTTTAATAAATCTTCCAGCTGATATGGAATAAGCTCCTCTTTAAACTCATTATAATTACCTTTATCACTACCTTGCAATAATATAAAGCTTGCTCCAGCTCCCTTTAACTCCGTATCCAAATGAAACTTTAATTGACTCATATAATGAAGTGCAAATATATACTTACCGCCAAACTTTCTTGTTTGAGTAAGTGTCTGTTTAATCCAACTCTGAGCACCTTCGCACTGAGTTAACTCATCTATAACCACATTACACCTTTTTGGCTTTCCTTGCTTGCTTCTAAGTTTAATAGCAAGAATTATCTTAGTACAAAAGAATGTAGCTAACATATCTTTTACACCTACTGAGAAAAATACATCCTCTGGCATTTTTATTAATACAACCTTACCTTCATTCATACAATTAACAAAGTTATAATTATCACTACAGCTTTTATTAAACATAATTTTAGTTCTCATATCTTGTTGAAGATCATCAACTCTATCCAATATACCTTTTAAAGCAACCCCACCCTTAGTCCCTACAACATTGCCATTTTTATCTCTTTCATTTAATTCTTCAAGTGTAATTAATTCTCTTCTTAATATGTCTGTAACTACATTAGTGCAACCTTTTATAGTATCTATATACTCATTCCTTACGCTATGATCTTCTAGACATTCTATTACATCACCTACATTCTGTTTACCACAAAAGTATGTTATATTACCTGCAGCTCTTAAAAGCCTTTTCATCTGTGAAGTTAATCCCCTGCTTTCATCATCTACATTAATTGCATTTATGAAAGCTATAGTCTGCTGCATTTGTAAGTTTGCCATATCTAGTTTTTCCATATCAGTATTACCTTTTAATTCAATCTCATTGTATCCAAAACCCTGTAGATTATTTATATCATCACAATTTATCTCTATAAGTTTTTCAGATGGTGTTATTGCTTTAATTGCATTGGCTAATTCACAGTTTTTTATAAAGTCAATTATTATAACACCTTCATTATTTTTTATCATATCTTTACACATATTAGCTATAAGTGTAGTCTTTCCACCACCTTGAGCTGATAGTAATACCAATGGTAAATTTGCTTTATCATAATTACTTGGAAGGTATGAATTATAATAATTATCCTTATATTTAACTTTTCCTAAGTATACAATACCATTTTGTAATTCCTCTGGTACTGGATTTTCTAATACATCAATTTTATCTATATTTTTGTGTTGAGTTAATAGATCTCTACCTGGCAATTCTAAAAGATGCTTACATTCACTAGTACTAAACTTATTTACCACTGCATCTTTTATTTTAAAATCTGTATAGTAGACAGTACTTCCATTTTTCCTTTTTTCATACACAAGCTTATTGTCACCATCTAATATTTGATAACTTTCACAAACTGATTTTGCTATGTTTTCTTTGCGCTGATTATCTTCACTATCAGCCATTACTAATATTTGTGTATTTATAACTTTATCATCTTTTTTATGTGTAGTATCTTTTGATGGCTGAATACTGTTATTTGATATAAGATTTTTTAAACCGGTGATAGCAGCCTCATTAAGTCCTATATTTTCTGGCTTACTATTTCCAAAAATATCACCTATTATTTTCCCTAACAAATTCAGCACTTCATCTATAGCACTAAGAATATATAAAGTTACTACTTTTGCTATATATGCTTTTCCATGATTTTTATCAACTGGAAGACCATCATTATATTTATTCATAGTACTTTTATAAATAGTTGACCATCCATTTTGATTACAAGGCATAAAATTATAAAAAATTCCTACTCTATCTTTAGTTTTATCTTCCATAATATCTAAAACTGTAAGAATATTGTTTAAAGGTTGGTTTAGTTTACGATCTACTTTAATACTTAAAGCATCCTCTTTTGAATATCTAACCTGATAGCTTAGGCACTCGTTAGAGAAGTCAGGAATAAAACTGACTTCTCTAACTGTTGCTTTGCTCCATGTTTCAGTTACTTTTTCTATATATAAACTTTTATATTGTGCAGGACAAATAATGTAAAAATTAACATCATTTTTAGTTATATCAATCATAAAACTAAATTTTAAAGGTTTATGATATTTAATATTTTTCAAAAGTACCTTATGCTTTTTTTCTATGTTAATTCTTTTAAAAAAAGGCTTATACATAGTACTTATAGCTTTAGCTATATTTGTACTATCATAATTTCTAATGCTTGTATCAGGAACTACTTGTAATATAGTATAATCTGAATTTATAACTTGGAAAAATTCTTTAAATTTATAGCTATACACTTTACTAAAAGGATTTTTCATAATATCCTCCCTATACTCTTTTAATACTCATATCTAAAATCTTAAGTAATATCCATAAAGCAAAACAAAACTTTGATCTATCTAAATCCTTTTTTCTGTCATTCATCAAATATATTAAAAATGATGATAAACACACAATTAAGCAAACCCAAAAACTAATTGAGATAAATCCATTCCATAGTAATATTGGATTAGCAAAGTAATGATGAATTGTTTTCATCATATCAAAAAATTCTTTGGCATTATTATTTAGATCAGTAACTGATTGTTTAAATGAATCCATAGACTTTACTAATTGCCAATTATTATAGTCAAATATGGACGGAGTTTGCTGAATTTGTGGTTCGGCATCTCCTAAAAATTCGGCTATAGTCATAATTTTATTAAACATTAATATGCCTCCACTAATTATTTTAAAGTGAAGAATATATTTGGAATCTTATATATAGCCAATCCTGCAATAGCATATCCAATTATATTTTTCCAACATGCACTAACAGTATCTTGTACAACTGCTTGGATTAGTGTTAATATTGCTTTGATAACGCAAACCCACATACCTACGGCTTGAGAATAATGGAGGAATGTATTACCTATGCCATCGGCCCACTGTAACCCAGTGCCAACTGCAAATACAGGACAATAGCTAGTAACAAGTGTAATAAAAACACCGAATGATATAATTATTCTTAAATCATTCAAATCAGTAAAATCTATATTTTTGCTTTCTTTATCAATAAGTCTATTTATGTTATAGATAGTCCTATCTTTTGCATCCATATTAAATAAATAATTAATATTTTCTTTATTAAACTGATAAGTCTTTTCAGGTATTAAAAACATACACCAGCCTCCTAAATATTTTTAGAGAATAATAATACTTGAATTGGTAATAATATGAATAATAAACTTATAAAAGGGGTGTTACTCTTGGAAGTAATGTTTGTATCTGGAGTGATTTATATAGTATCAACTTTTGCATTAGATGTATTATCAAAGTGATTTATTTGTAAACAATTTATTAACAATAGCTAAATTAACTTAAAAAGTAGCAACTTTTTAAAATTAAAATCATATGCTGTTACTACGGAGCAATGCTTTAGGGCGAAGCAATGAAGCATGACTTCGAAGGATGAAAACAGCTACGTGGCATGAGTCTAACCATTTTGGTTAGGCTTATTTTTTCTATAATTTTTGTCAAAATCAACCAATCTAACAAGTTGTGAACCTTCCCTAGTTTTCATTACCCAACGTTCATATTCTCCGAGTTCTCCAACTTTTTCTATAAGCTCTGCAGTAGTCCATCCAATAAGATCTCCATCATAAACAGTAATAACTTCACTTATATAATGCTTCATAATTAAATCTCCTTCTATTTATTTTGGCATGTTCTAAAAACTTGACCTAGTTTAGATAAATTTAATGCTTGCTATTAACTTTCGTTGTAACTGCAGGAGCAGCTATGACTAATATGAAGTGATTAAAATTTAGATATGATTAATTTATAGATGGTTTTATGAATTAATCTCTTTACTTGTAATAGCATCTAAATAATTAATGTAATGTTCAAGAGCATCTTTAACAAAATCTGATTTTTCTTCTTTAACAATAACTGCTAAATATAACTTCATGTCTCTGGAAGTCTTCTTAAAACTTACGTCTACCTTTGGCATTGTTTCCTCCCATTTTCTTACTCTTTAGTATAATGTATGCAAGTTATTGTAAAATGTTTCCACTTTATTTCAAACTTATTGAAAAATTTTAGAATTTATTTATAAAAAAGAGATATGGCTATTCTTCATACCATATCTCTTTCAATTCCTTTTTTAATATTCGTGCTACTTCATAAGCTTTTTGTAATGTTGGTGCACTATCTCCATTTTCCCATTTTGAATAGGTAGATAGTTTTTCTCCTAATAATTTTGCGAACTCACTAGAGGTCATCATATATTCACGCATTCGTATGGATTTCAGATTATTTTTCAATCCCATGATACATCACCTCATACCATCAGTTTATTCATACGTGCAATCAATGTTCTCAAAATCCTGCTAATTTGGCCAGTTCTTTAACTTTATCTTTTTTCTGTTTATATATGTAATTATCCCCCACTATATATGGTGTTCTATGATAAAAATAACTAAATACTTTTTTCTCAATTTTAGAATCATAAATATCTAAAGAAAATACTACTTTTTCTATAGCCTTTTGTAAAAGCTCTTTCTCAATACTATCATATTCAATCAAATCTTTTATAGTAACTCTATATTCATAGGCTTGATTTTTATTAATTATTACATCACCTATCCCTTTCAATGTAGCATATAAAAACTCATAATTATCTTCTATGTATGCTTCTCCATCTTCATATTTTTTTATTTGTATCATATTTCAACCCCCTTTATGCTATATATTCTATAAATGATATAAATTTCCTTTTTATACTAAAAACATACTTACATAATTTACAATTATTTTTGAACATAAAAATAAAAATCCACAGTATAGGAATTAACCTACACTGTGGATTTTACTTTAAATTGTTTAATTTTATTATATTTGAGATGTATTACTTTTGGCTACACTTGCTGCAGTCGTTATATTATTCACTGTAGCTCTTAATGTCTCATTTTCTGATTCTGTTTTCTGTAATTTAAGTTGCAATTCTTCTTTTTCCTTTTTTATAGATGTAACTAATTCATCTATTTTTTTGTTAACATCTTTGATAGTTTCATCTCCACAAGCTTTCTCAATATATATGCTTATTACATTTTCCAATTCTGGTGTAACTTTTATACCTTGAGTCTTTAACACATCTAATACAGCTTCTTTTGCAGTTTTCTTCCTCTCATCTGATGATATTTGAGAAGAGACATATAATTGCTCTGTACCATCTACAGCATTAATTGCTTGGTCTAATAAAAATTTTGTAAATTTGCTGGCCTTTTCAATCTTTGCATTATTAGTATTATATTGCTCCACAATATTCGTAAGATCTTCAGCACCTTCTAGAAAGCCCTTTATTTTGCCAATCCATCCTGGCACATCAACTTTCTTATAAGTTAAATATCCTAATAAAGTTATTAAACCTATAACCCCTAAAGTTGTTCCTGCTATTATATATACATTATTCATTCTATTCTCCTCCATTTTCAATTCATTTTAATATATAGGACCAATCCTTTGAGTAAATAATTCCGTTAGCTCCTGTCTTGCTCCAAACCTTATTAACAATTTGCCACTGTTTAACTTTAGCAGTCATAGTGCTATCATAAACACCTGTTTTAGCCATGCCCAAGTACCATTGCAAGAATTTAACTGTGCAAACATCATTGCTCCAACCTTCTCCAGTAGTATACTTATGTGTAATTACATTTAAAGCATTAACAAGCGAATCATCTATGCTTGTACTACTGCTTAATCCAGCTATATAGCGAAACTGTTGTATAGCTAATTTAGTCTTCAAATCTAGTTTCCCAGTAGCGTTACTTTCTCCTGCTTCCATGCATGAAACCCTTTGTAAATCGTGCTGAATTGATCTTATATAATCACTGCTACCATCAAATATGGATCCATTAAAATAATTCATATCAATGTCACCGTGTACACCATTTAATCTACCATTTTCGGAGTATTGCCAACTAACAAGGTTAGGGAATTGTTCAGGCTGCTTTCCATAAGAAGCCAACCATATAGGAATAGTTGAATCTACATTACCTGCTAAATACTCATAGTAGAAGCTCATCCCAGTATACAAACCAATATTATATCCTTGGCTTTGGACATAAGACACAAACTTATTTACATAGGCAATTGCCTGCTCCTTTGTCCAATTATCTTGATTTTCTATGTCAAGAAACAATACTGTATCATGCCATAATCCTTGTATTCTAGATAGAAAATGTTGTGCCTCTGCAACTGGTTCATTTGAGTTATCAGCAAAATGGTAAAATCCAATATGGTAATTATACTTAACTAAATTATCATATCTAGTATATAACTCCTTATCGTCATGCCATAACCCTTGTGAAGCTTTCTGAATAAACACATTAACACCAGTGTTCTTCAATGCTTGATAGTCTGTTATTGTATCATACTCATAGGCATCAACTCCTTGATAAATTGTAGCAGCTTGTACACTTACAGGCATTAATAAAACACTGACTAAAAAAGCCAGTGTTACAACAAATATTGATATTCTATTTTTCAAACTTATTCCCCCTATTTAAAAATGTTGTGTTGAATTGCATAAAAAAAGAAGCCTACTAAAGCTCCTAACATTACCATCATTATTCCTGAAAATCTATCCAGCCTTTTACATAAGCTTAATATCTGCTCACTGTGTACAGCCTCTATTTTATCAAGATTTTCAAACTTTTTATCATGTTCATCCAGCCTTTTTTCATGCTTATCTAACGTTTCCTTAACTTGTTTATGCTTTAAACCACAAACTTTTTCATCATAGCTCATATAGCACCTCTTAATTTTTTAAAAATAGAAAGAACTCAGATTAAATAATCCAAGTTCTTAAAATCTTTTTCTTTTTTTATTTGGAATGTGTTCTAATAAATCACTAATATCGCATTCTAAGACCTCACAGATTATATCTAGGTGATCTAAGTTTACTCTTTCAATTAATTCATTATATATTTCTGAGATAGTATTTGGTCTTATTCCTGTCTTTCGTGCAAGATCTGCCTGGGTCCATCTTTTTTCACCTAAAAGCCTGGACAAATGTATTTTAATCATAATCTTACAACTCCCTTATTTATATCGATTTTCAAGGGAATTGTAACGCCTTTGGTGATTTTCAGGCTTGTTTTGATATAAAATATCAAATAATGATATGACATATCGTATTTTGTTATATTAGTTACTTGCAGAAGCTTTTCTTCTGTCTAATTCAGCCTTTACTTTATCATGTAAAAATGCTGGAACTTGAATTTTACCTGTTTCAGGTTCTAAAGTTCTTAATCCAAGTTCAACTAAATCTGCATATAATTCTACCATTATATTCCCTCCTTTCTACGCTTTATTCATACTTTCAATTACTTCAGCAATTGCTAATTGAAGTTCAATTTTATCTTTTTCCTGTTGTTCTATACTTTCTGCTAATGCTACTTGTAATTGAAGTTTCTCTTCTGTTAACCTTTTTATTTTTTCTTCTTCTGTTTCAGATATATTTATAAGTAATTTTCTGGACACTAGCTCACCCCCACACCAATTGCATCAATACTAATTTCGCCAACTGCATCATTTGAAACTATTTCATACTTAACTGATATGGACCATTTATCTGCAGTTTTAGTTTTATTAGTAAATTCATAAGATTGATTATTTTGATATTGAGAAGTTATCTCTTCCCATGTAGGTGATGCATCCAAAGCATTATTGCAAGCAAATACTTTGACTGTTGCCTTTGAATCAATTGTTTTTTTATCTATTACATTAATCTTAAGAGGCATAAAATCTACTTCACTTGGAAGTGTTGCAACCTCTAAAACATTTCCTATTTTAACTTGAATACTACTGGACCACGCTGTTGTATTACTTCCACCATCTGTTGATCCAATTCTTAAATACTTTGAAGTACTAACTGTAATTCCTGTAACACTAAATTTAAAACTTTTCCCATTGTCTGAATTGGTAACACTGCTTACATCTTCCCACTGCTTACTTGTATCATTGTATTTTTTTAATCCAGTTGTAATTGTTTGTGCATTTTGAGTAAATCCACTATCATCTGCAATTTCAAGTTTTAATGTTTGAGTGTCTCCCTCTGCATCAGTTGAAGTTGTAAACACTACATCAAAATTCTGCGGAACTCTCATTAAATTTACTGGATTATTTATTGTTGGTGCTCCAGGAGCACTATTTGTTTTTGTGAATGTCCAAGTTCTTGTACTTACAGCTCCTTTACTATCAGTTGCCTGAACAACTATAGTGTGACTTGCTAAACCTAAACTGCTCCACTCTGAAGTTAAATCTAAAGTTAAGCTCGTTCCACTCGCTTGATTACTTAATGTTCTTATTGTAGTTCCATCTAATTTTTCGACTACATTTATTGTGTCATTTTCTGCATCTGTTACAGTATAAGTTTTTTTCAAAGCTGCAGCATAATTCCCTAAGTTCCCATCTGAATCAGATATCAGAGGGGCAGTGTTCAGAACTTCAAGGACGGGACGCCACCCAACGTAACTGTAAGAACTACTACTAGAGCCATCACTAAGATAGCGCGCGGAGTAGAAACCGCGAATAACACGAAAGGAAGAATTTGGTAAAAATGTTTCTTGAACCCAACTATAGCAATAATACCAATTCCACTTTGTGTTATGTGTTCCTAGCCTATCAGTTTCATTTTGTGTAGTATCAAGATCAGTAGAGTTTGGTGATGGTAGTCCACTAAATGCTGCTTCATTTGTAATTATTCTATCCCATTCGTTATTAGTAGGAGTACCACCACTATAGCTATCAGTACCACTTCTATAATTACTACCACCGGTCATTACCCTTAATAAATAAGATTGTCCATCTATAGTAATAGTCTTTCCTGATATAAGTCCTTGAGCATTTAAAACATCCCAACTAACACTTACTAAAAGGTTTCTATCTGCAATTAAAAGCTTCTTATTATTAGCTGCATCATTTACCTCTATCCAATTAATTTTATAAGCATCATCTGCATCTGTATTTTTTATTTCTATGTTTCCTGAAGAATAATTAGGTATATTACCAGCTCCTGGTGCTCCTGTAGGTGTAGCATTATTTTGCCATGGATAAGTTGGCCTTACTTGTTTCGCACCATTCAGATAAAAGGTACCTAATTTAATTAAATCTCCATTAGCCATTTACTTCACATCCTTTCTGCAAATAAAAAAACACCCATTACTGAGTGTTTAAATTCCCAAATCTAAATTTAGGATTTTCTATTTTTATATAATTGTATTTGGAAAATATTTTTTTACTAAGATTATAACTGTTAGAATGTCTTGCATGTCCTAACCAGCTATTAACACTTTGTTGCACTTCTTCTTTTGTCATTTCTTTATTCTGGATCTTTTTATCCATGGCTTTTATTCTTCGCTTCATTGCAGATTTACAACAATCTCTTACTAACTTATGAGTAGTAAATATTTTAAAACCATAAGCATTAACTCCTTGACTTAAAGGAAAAATTTTAGTTTTAGAATTAGTTTCTAAATCAAGCCTTTCGTTTAAAAATCTGGTTATATTCTCTTTAGCTTGTTGAGCTTCTTCTTTAGTTTTTAGAATAACTATAATATCATCCATATATCTTACATAACATTTAAGACCAAGGAACCTTTTAGCATATTGGTCCACTTCATTAAGGTATATATTAGCAAAATCTTGTGATGTTACATTTCCAAGAGGAATGCCTCGCTCTCCTTCTGGAGAACTATCTATTATCTTATCTAATAGTATTAAAAATTTATCATCCTTAATCTTTTTCCTTAAGATCTGCTTAAGTATATCCCTATTTATAGAATAGAAAAATTTTCTAACATCCATCTTAAGTATCCAACCATCACCATGTTTCCATTGGACATACTTCATATTATGCTGAACTTTCTGTACAGCCTTATGAGTTCCTCTTTCCACTAAGCAAGCATAAGAACAATCTATAAATTTATTATAATAAACTTCTTGAAGTACTAAATGTGCTGCAAATTGAACTATTTTATCTCGAATTCGTGGAGCATGAATTATTCTTTCTTTAGGCTCATATACCTTAAACTCTATATAACTTCCAGGCATATAAGTTTCATTTTTTAATTCTCTCCAAAGTTTCACCAAATTCTTTTCTCTTGCCATATCAAAAATAATAGCTTCTTTTCTATATTTTCTTTGGGCCTGTTGAGTTCTTTTATAACTTTTCTTTAAGTTTTTATAATCTATAGCCTTTTCAAATAAGGTATTCGGCATTTTGGCATCTCCTTTCAAAGCTTGGCAAAATGCCATTATTCATGTGTTTACACCAAAAGGTGAAGGATTAATTCTCCCCTGAAGTTCAAGCATAAGTCCAACCGAACTTAAGGGTCATGTTGATGAAACCGTAGTCGCACCAATCTAACTGCTTACAGGGCGGGACGCCACCCAACGTTATTGTTAGAATTATTACTATTGTTATTATTAAGATAGCGCGCGGAGTTGAAACCGCGAATAACACGATAGGAAGTCCATACAGAATTAACCCTATATTTATTATCTAACTGATACTTTCATCAAACCACCAGTTATTCTACCTAACTCTGATATTCGTTCTTGTAGCTGTAAGCATTTTCTTTCTGTTATATACTTTTGTTCTCTAGATATAGAAAATAGTACTAATAAAAGTTTTAAATCTGCATCTACCTGCTGAAGATAATGTATCCTGTCTCTTTTTATATTATTTGCTAACATTGTATTTCTAATTACTCTATAAAAGGCTTGTTTAATCTCCTGGCATAAAGCAAATTTTTCAGCTTTAGGATACTTTTGCAGTACTGGATAAACTTCTTTATTTAATAGTACTTCTGTTTTCTTTTGTAAAATTAATGGTTCCACTTGATGTCACCTTTCATTTATATTTTAACTGCTTAAGTTTAACATATTTGGTTATCCTTAATTATAAATTTGTTATAAAATAACCATGTTAGATATAAACTTTGCCATTAGTATACATTCCTTGTAGCAGATTTACATCTGCAGCATTTTCTATTTTATCTATAAAAACATGCTTCATTCCTGATGTTGATATTAGTCCTTGTAATGCAAGTTGAAAAATTACTTGTGATATATCATTCGTTATAGTAGAAACCTTATCTCCAAAATTTTTCTTAAGTGCTACGTCATTATTCACCAATTTTTCAAAAATAGTATTAAAAGTATCAGCATGGCATGGATCTGTAACTTCTAGCTTTCTTATTTGTTCTGTAACTACAGGATTACTAATATCATAGTCCATACATTAGCCTCCTTCCCTAAAATTCCTCAGTACATTCTATTGATATTTTGGAATCTGAATCCATTTGCTTTGAAGTAAAATTTTTAATAAGAACTAAATCTCCATCTGCATCATATAATCCGACAGTGCTTATTTTTTGATTAAGTACTCCAGATTCTCCTGGATTAAGCTCTGCAACAAAAGTAACACTTAATCCATCTTGGCTAAGTGTTGCAGACTTAATATCATTTTTAATTATTTCCCCATCTATTTTAGTTAGTGCTAGATCAGGCTGAATTACCTCTCCATTAATATCTACACCACCAGTTCCCCATCCTGCTTTTGTAACTTTTGGTACAGTTGTGCTATCATAATGAGCCTTAGCAAGTTTTTGCCTTGCCTTATTGGTTGTTATACTTGTTAATATCTCTGCCACAGATTATGCACCTCCTATATGCTTCGTATTAGTTCTGTTCTATTACTCAAATCTAATTCGCCATTTAATGTGTATTTACTATTTAAAGACTTAAATCTATAACTTCCACCATCACAACTATTAACTATATTATTATTAATAGTTCCTTTTACAAAGCTGGTTATATTGGTATTAACAGCATTTGTTACTAAATGAGAAAATACTTTTTGAGTAATAAAGTAAATTGTCTTTTTTATTCCATCTGGTCTAGTAGTTCCATTTAAATAAAACTTTCCATCTAAAGTAGCTTGACCATTTAGCAATAGATGAGTTGGTATATTAAAAGCATTAGTATAGAATTTAATTTTTGCTTCAATTAATGCACTGCTGCTAAATTTGTACTTATAAAAATAATTAATAAAATACCTTATAAAATAAGCTAAGTGAGCAGGTTTAATATCTTCTATTACATCCCTTAGTTCTTGTAAACTAAAATTAAACTCACCATTTAGATTTACTCTAAAAGCATATTCTTTAGGTATATTTTCAACGTAACTATCTTTTACAAAATTTTTAACTATGTTTTCAACTTTCAACCGGGTTATTGGACTTACCTGTGAAAGTTTAGATAAAACTTTACTTCTTCTTGTATTTATATCTAAGCTCTCATTTGTAGATATTCCACAAAATTCTTCCCAATATTTCAATCCCCAAGTTGCTGTTTGAGGAAAAACTTGGAGCAATAAATCTTCTACAGATTCATCATATCTATCAAAATCATTTTCTCCTATGCTTTGAAGTGTATTTGAAAATATTTTATCTTCCAATAAAAAAGGAGGCAAATAACTTTTTAGAGTTTCAAAGCTACTCATAAGTTATTACCCCCAGTATTGGTTTTTCTTCATCTGTAGTGGTTACATTTGCTGCACTACCATTTAATTTTACTCCTGTAAAATCTTCCACTCCTATTGTATTGGTTATTTCTGCCTGAATATTTATAAGTTTAATTGTACTTCCAGGTTTCAGATTATTAATATAAGCTTGTAAATTGGTTGGAATACTTGAATTATCCCCTTGAAAGCCTTGTATGGTTATATTAATAAACTTATTAGTTACAGTAACTATTGTAACTGTAGCACCTATAGGTGCGGTACCTTCTCCTGTTCCATTCCCTGGATCAATATGTTGTTTTACATTGCTTAAAATAGTGCTATCAAGTGGTGTTCCATTCTCACCATAACAAATAACTTTTACTGTTCCTGGACCCTCCCAAAGAGGAATTACCTTTACCCCTTTGACTCCTGATACTTCTTTTGCCCATCTTTCATAATCACTTTTGTTGCCAGAACTTGGAGGGTTTTGCACTCTTTGAAGTAATCTAGCTAACAATTCAATATCTGTTTCAGGATCAGTACCTCCAGTTGCTAGTGATTCATTTGTAACACTAGTTACTCCATTTATACTTATAGGAAGTTGAGTGATGGTATTAGCTGGAACATTATATTTTGAGCCAACATCTATTGCTTTTAAAGGGCTACTAACTTTACCATCATCACCAATTATGCATTCTACTGTGGTTAAGTACTTTAATCCCCCTGGAGTTTGTAATATAGTATTTGCTGGTATCTTAGTTCCTTTAGTTCCATTTATAGTTTCATTTACTGCTGCACAGTTAGCAGATGTTTCAGGTACTCCTCTTGAAGCTGCATGCATTTTTAAATAGTCTCCCTTACTATATTGAGGAAAGGCTTTATTTAGCAAATCATCAAGTTTTGAATATCTATTTGAACTTTCTTTGGATGTAGGAGACAACACATCATTAACAAAAGAACCTTCTGATTTATCTACATCAGAGGTTACATCATCTTTCATTCTAGTTAGTATTTCATCTGAAGAGTTTCCGTTAGCATATATACTAAGCAACCACACTCACCTCCCCATATACTGTATTAGCAGTAAAACTTATCTCAAATTTTTTACCTGTAACTGCAACTTTTATATTATTAATAGATTTTATATATAAACTAATTAGTAAAGCTTCTTTTATATATCTTTCAGCTTCAGCCTTAACAAATTCAACGCTTTGATAACCTATTAATTTTTCACATTCATTTCCATAATACTCACTGTAGGCTTTAAACCTTTTTCTTACAGTTTTCATTGATTTATATATCCAAATTTTTATAGCTTCAACTCCTACTACTACTTTAAATCTACCATCAACTAATATAAAACAATTTTTATTAAAATCCCATGCAAACTCTTTTAATAAAGGTAAGTTTTCTGCTTGATTACTATTTAAATTGATATCTAAATTAATTTGAGGTACTTCTGGAAAGATACTCATAACCTAGTCACCTTCGCTATTACCACATAAGTCTGTCTATCTGCTGTAGCAAACATAGCTAAAATATCTCCTTTGTTAAATCCATCCTTAGTTTCATATACATTAGTAGTTCCATTACACTCTAGTTGCCTTTTATAGCCTTCTAATAGGTCAGTTGAGACTAATACATCATCTTTATATAATGGCAGATCACCTACTTGAATAATTAAAGGATTAATACTAGCAACATTTCCTATACAAATCGAAGGAGGATTCTTTTTAGCTCCCCTCTCTTCCATCAGTTTTAATAATTTCACACAACTATCTTCATTCATTTTAATCCTCCTTCCAATCCATAGTATTGTCATAACTTAGCTTTAATTCTGTTGTATATTTTCCTTTAGCAAGATCCCATATATGAGTATCACCATCTATATACATAATTTTATTAGTTAAAAGATCTACATAAGGTATTTGGCTAAGTATTGCATAACCTGTCCTATATCTCCAATCACCCACTGTATTCACAGTAAATTCTCTATCTATGCTATGAAAAAGCTTTTTTGCTTCTGTATAAGGTTCTTTGTTTTCTTCCTTATGATATTCCTCCTGGAATACTCCATATGCTTTAGACATATCAGGCAACTCTGTTACACCAACATAAGTACCTTTATCATCATATATCTTTACTCTATTAACCATACTAGTCATAGAATCTTTGTATATCAATCCTATCAGATTCCTATCTGGAGTTAATGTTTCACTTGCATATCCATACCAAGTATTATTTTTTATTATTATTCCTTTTTCCATAATACTTAACATATTATGATCAGCATAAGGTATATAAAACTTACCATTTTGCTTACTAACCTGGGTATAAATTTCCATTATTGCTTCATATGCAGTTTTACCATCTATTTTTCTACTAATTTTAATTCCTGTAGTTGGTACAATATTGTAAGGTATACCTAAGTCTTTAGCTATTTGCTCTACTGCATATTCACTTTCTATGTCCTTAAAATTATAAGTTACTTTTGAACGAAGAAGATATATAATACAATCTTGAGCTGTAAATGTAAGTTCTCCACTCTCTGTATTTATTTCTCTTTCTTGTGCCCATCCCCTAAATATTTCATCATAATTTAAATTAACACTAATAAGTGTACCTGGAGCTACTTGAAACCGTGGCTGCCTTTTGTCTAATACAGGATATCCTATAGTTACATCAAATTTTCTAGATACTTCTTCTTTGGTCATACTTGTTTGAACTGTTTTGACCATATCAGTTAGGTTCTCCCAATCATTATCATAAAAAGCCCAAACAGATAAATAATTTCTCATAGCGTAGGTACAAACTCCTTAACTTGTCTGTATTCTTGTAACTCCATTGAATAATAAACATCACGGTTTCCTGGTTTTTCTCCGTAAGAAAGTTTAACTATTGTAAATAACCTATTCACAGGAGTCTCTGTAATTATTAATCTTACTGCATCTACATCTTCATGCCACTTTTCTAGTATTGCTATATATTCATAAGGATCTTCTTTGGGCTCACAAACACAAAAACTATACCTCTGGCACGGAAAAAATCCTGTCAATGGTATAGTTTTAAGTTTTCTTCTTCCTGATGCAGATATCTCACCTACATTTTGTACATTATAGGTATCTACATTAACTTCACTATCAAGTTGGTATTCTTCTGGTATTACTGGAAATTGAAAACTTATTCCTGAAGTATCATTTTTCATCCAAAATTCCACTTACAACACCTCCTATGCCATATTAAGGTGTACTTTTAATAATTTTTTTGTTAATGCATCAGTTATTTTACCTATATCAGCCTCTTCACGAACAATGATTTGCTCTGCCAATTTTGCTATGGTTATATTAGGACTCTGTTTTGAGCTATCTTTGTTCAAATTAACTATTACCTTTGAAGTGTCTTTATTAAGCAAAGGAGCTAATTTTTTACTCTGCAATGGCTGCATTAAGTTCTTAGCCATTTTCATAGATGTAAAATTATCTTTTACTTGTGTGCCTCCTGGTAAATTCATTAACTCAGGACCATTCTCACCTACCCAATGCCATCCTGGTAAAGAATAGCTTGTACCTAGTGAATATCCTACATAAGAGCCACCACTTGCCATATTCCTTATACCTGGAACATTATATACACTGCCATATCTATCCTGTATATATCTTATTCCTGCAGCTATATTACTTATCGGATCATATATGTTATCCATGCCTGGAAGGTGATAATCACTCATGTTTTCGTCTATGAGTTGCATTAGACCTTTCGAAGGGTGTCCTGCTGCAGCATTGCTGTCCCAAAGATTGATAGACATTGGATCTCCACCTGATTCGTGTTCAATTATGCTTGCTAGTGGTCCAAACCAATCAGAAGACACTCCTGTCAATGCCATGGCTGCTGTTATCCATTCTGCCATGTTTCCACTTACTGCTCCTCCTGCAGCACCAACCATACTTCCAATCCAGTTTTTAATGAATCCTTGCATATCTTCACTAGTCATACCATTAATTAATCCCTTTAACAGGAAACTACCGATTTTATACATAATAATAGATGGCGAATGAATACCAAATCCACTCTTAAACTGCTCAATAATCTTATCTGTAAGTGTTTTTACTATATCAACTAAACTAGATTCAGTGTCCTGTACTCCTCGACCTAGTTCACTTACTATTTGTTGTCCATAACTGTAGGTATCTTTAATTAACTGAGTTATTACATTTCTCATATTTGTTGCCATTAATGTAGTTGCATTAGTAGCAACAGAAACATTATTTTGAATACCTGTACTAATACTTTTAACCATATCAGGACCATATGTGTCAGAGTCTCTTAATGGACCTTCATCCGGTTTAGTAAAATGAATTATTCTCTTTATTTTATTAGCCATACTGGTTACAGAATTAACTGCATTGTCTGATAAACTATCAATACCTTTTGCTAATTCAGCAGGCATGTCTTTACCCCATTCTAAGAACTGAGAAGTTAAACTCGTCATTGTCTTGCTAATACCAAGTGCAGGAGCTTTCATTGCACTCAGCATACTCATAGACTTACTATTACTGTATACTTTACTTCCAGCTGGTAATTCAACTATTTCAGGTCCGTTTTCACCTACCCATGTTAAACCACCCATCCAGTTATTTGTTCCTAGAGCATTTCCACTATCTACAGCTAAACCTTGTGGTCCTGCTCCTTTTTTTCTTTTTGTAGGGACATCTGTACCTTCCTGAACTAATTTAATTGTTTCTGTAATAGGGTCTTTAAAGAAGTTCTTTAAGTCTGTCCATGCTTTTTTCCAAGCTTCCCAATCCGCTTCTATATCTTTTATAATTTTTTCCACATAATCTCGACATCCACCCCAGTTATGTGTCCAAGCTTCATACAGTAGACCTACAATTATTATGATTGCTGCTATAGTTGCAACAACTGGATTAGCTGCTATAACTGTAAAGAATGTTCTTAGTGCCCTTACTGCACCATTACTGAATATTTTTATTACATTTCCTAAAGTACTAAATACAGTTTTTACAGGTCCAAACATTTCACTTAAAGTCTTAGGTAACTCTTTAATAACTCCAAGGTTTTTGAATCCCGAAAATGCCTCCTGAAGTGGTTTTATTAAGCTAACTCCTTTTAATGTACTTTTAAAAGTATTGAGTGCACTAATAGAACTTTTAACTCCCTTTGGAAACAATCCAAAAAAGTTTTTTATAACACTTTGTCCACCTTTAAAAGTAGAAGTTATATTTTTACCTGTAACACTGAATAATCCTGGTATCCATTTTGCTATATCTTTTCCGAATCCAAACGCATCTTTAAGCCCTGTAAATGGTAACTTTAAGACTCCTTTTAATCCACCACCACCGTTTTTTACCATACTTTTTAAAGCAGTATTTAATTTAGGAAACTCTTTTATCATTTCTTTAATATTTTTGAAACTGTCAAATCCGCCTTTAAGTAGTGATCCACCTATTTTAACTGCAAAAAATCCTTCTAACAGCTTAGGATGTTCAATTAAAAATTGAAGAAAAGGTTGTAACGCTTCATATACAGTTTTTCCTGCACGTCCTATCTCTATCATTGCATCTTTAAATTCTTTTGCACTTTTAACAAACTTATTAAATTCATTTTCATATTGTTGAACTGTATCTTTATTTTCAAATCCTTTTAAGAAGTTTGAAAACTTGTTTCCTCCTACTGCAACTAGATCACTTACATCTTTAGTTAACTTTTTAAATCCTTCTGAAGCATATAATTTATCCATTAATGGTTGTATTGCTACTAATTGCTTTTTAAATACTTCAAATGGCCCACCAGATACAAATTGACCTCCCTTATCAATTCCTGCTAAAGCTCTTCCAAAACTTAATCCAGTATCAGAAATATTGCTCATTAACCCCTCTGCTGTATTAGATTTATTGTCCATAAGTTTATCCCAGTGATTGTTTTTTATTATTTGTAAAACTGCATTTAATGCCTCTTCTGGTGTATTTGTTAAACTTCCTCTATTATCAAATTTCATTCCAGCTTTTTCCCACATCTGTTTGCTTATTCCTAAGTCTCTACCACGCATTACAGCTTCACCCATATCTCCAGAAGCTAATGTTGCTGCAAATTCTATACTTTGATCTAAAGGCTTATTTTTTACTGCCGACAAATTTCCTAAAGGCATAAGGAATTTTTGATAGTCTAGTTGAGAAACTGCAAGGCTGGAAACTCCCTTAACTACGTCATCAGCTCTAAAAGGTGTTTTTAAAGCTGTTTGATAACTCCACGCTAAGGCATCATTGCCTTTCTTTTTATCATTTAAAACTGTTTGGAGCGTTGCTAAATAATTTTCATTGTTAATTCCTTGCCCAAGTGTAAAATTATATAATCCTTTACCTGCTTCGCCTAAAATAATTCCTCCAGCTAATGTTTTTAAACTAAATACTTTATCTATAATACTATTAAGTACTTTACTTATTTCATCCTTAGCTTTAAATACAGCTGTAAAAGGTCTACTAACTAACATCTTAGCTTCACCTTTTATTCTTCTTATACTATCTGTTGCAGAATCTTTAGCTGCTATAACAACTGCTACATTCTTTTTTATCTCATTAATTTCCTTTTTGGTCTCTGATATATTTTTGAGAGCTTCTTTGTTATCAACAATGATTTTAGCTCTATTCAATTGGTCTATACGTTCTTTTGCTTCCTGAACTTGCTTTTGAAAATCTCTAGTTCTTTCTATTATTTCTAATATTTCAGAAGTAAAGTCATCTTCAAGGGTAATCTTATTTTGTATTTCCGTAGAATCACCACCTTTTTAGTGGATTAAAAAAAGAACCACCAAAGTGATTCTTTTAATTACTTATACTTTTCGTCTAAAATAATATGGATGAATGTTACTTTTTCATCTTGAAAATTTACAGCAAACTCATATACACCAAATTGATTATTCCAATGCATACCAAATTTATTTGCGAGATCTGGATTATCAAAAGATAAGTAAAACATTTTTAAAATATTATTAATGTTACTTGATGCTATAGTTTCTTTCGGTGTTACTGTTATTCTTGCTGCCTTACTATCAATAAAAAATACCTCTATCTCCATATTGTTTTTGTTATAAATATTTACAAAACAATTAGGTGCTTCTTCTTTAGTATCATAGTAATTCCATTTTTCTTGTCTGTTAGCTGTTGGCTGTCCTAAAATCGTATTTACTTCTTCTTGAGATTTATTTTTTATATCACTTAATTTAAAAAGTTGTCCTAATTCCTGCTTAGTCTCTTCTTGCTTTACCTCTTTTTTAGTTTCTTCCTTTTTAACCTCCTGTTTTTGCTGCACCGTAGTTTGTTTTGTATTATTTTTATCTACTTTCTTATTACTACCACAACTATGAAAAGCAACTATACAAATAATAATTACAAGTATTGAAACAAGGCACCCACAACCAGAAACTTTATCCACTTTATCTTTATCTTTATCTTTAATTTTGTCTAATGATTTTTCCTCTTCATTTGGTTTAGAAGTATCTTTTTTATTATTCTCTTCCATTCAAATCCCCCCTATATTTCCATATTATAGCACAATACAAAGTTATACAATAGTTACTGGAAAAACAGGAGATCCTGAACTATCTATTTTTCTACTTTTATCATTTTTTTGTTTTAGTTCATATTCATAGAAAGCTCTTATTACAACTTTTTCACGTTCAGGTATATTGTAAAAGACAGATGGTCTTATTCCATGATGTACCCAGTAATAGTACATCATTTCAACAAAACCATCCGTCTCTATGAGTTTTTTACCTCTTCAACAGCATCTTTCCTATCTCCTGAAAGTTTCTTTATGAATTTATAAACTCGATTTACTTCACCTGGTAAAGGCAATATCTTTTTTACAAGTTCTTTTGGTGTAGGTGCACCATAATGCTTTTTAAGTGCTTCATCTTTAAAGTCTGGTTTGATAGTACCAGCTATTACCGTCATTATCTGTGTATCTGTAATTTCTATATCTTCTATTCCACCTTCCTCATTATATCTAACCGCATCCTTTTGTATATCATTGTATTTTTCTATTGGAACTGCTCTGCATTCAAAATATACAGGGTTTCCTAGCAATTCAGATAACCTTTTTATTTCTATTTTACCTGTAGGTAATTTTACCTTTGAAGGATCTGCCTCCAATAGCATTTGCATTACATCATATTCTTTATTTTCTACATTAGTAGTATCCATAAAAAATTCCTCCTTTTATTTAATCTGTTATTGTTATTTCATTTATAAAGTCAAAATCAGTGAAAGTGAAAGGATAACTTTCTTCCACAATTTTCCCCGTTGCCCAATCAGTTATAGTAGCTTCATCAAATTCTACACCATAGTACGCCACAGACTCAAACCCATAAGCATCAGGATCTGAAAGTTTACTTATTATAGTCGAATTCAATGAAGTACTGTTTTTTATTGCAGTTGCAACTTTCTTTACTAACTTACTATCTATTTTGGTAAACTTTACAGTTCCATTGCCTTCCCATCCAGTATTCTTTTTAGGTTTACCTGGTTTTCCACACATTGGGACATCTACCTTATCGGACTTCACTTTACCTTGACATTCAGTTACATTATTGTACTTTTCGTTATCAATCCAAAGCTCTCCCCACTTTCCATTTATGGCTCGTTTAGGATCAAATGCCATTCAAATCACCTCCTATATTACATATAAACATCAAAATCTAAATCCTGCATTGCATTTGTATATTTAACATGCGCATTTAAAAATGCCTTTTTCCCTGTATTAGCTACTAATATATCTTGGTCTTTCATATTAGTAGTATCAGTTCCTTGACTTTCTAAATATGTCTTTTGAGCTTCTAAATTTATGTCTGCTTTATTTTCAGAACTTGGGTCAAAGAACTCTTCCTGATTTTTTAATGTTTTAAAATATGCATTTACTGAATTTATAAAGAGAATTTTATTGTCATAAATATTTATTACTTTACCAACGTATTCCTCATCCCATGTATTTGTTATATCATCTCTGTTAAAGTCCATTTTATCTATTATTAAAATATCCTTCCAATCTGGTCCTTTAGGAGATACTAGAGTTTTTAAACTATTTACTCCTGAAGCTATTTTTATGTTTTCGCCATCATTTATTAAAATAAGCTTACCATCATCAATATCTGCATTTGGATCTGTTGATTCTTTTATACTTTCAACTTCTGATAGTACAAAATAAGTTGCTGCTCTTGTGAATGGTAAACCTGCTAAAATCCCAGCTATTCTGGCAGTGTATTGGCTGGCTGTATATACTTTTTCACCTACTTTTATATCTTCAGTTGCAAGATTTATAATTCCCTCATGGTCTCCTGGACAATTAGGCAGTACTGCCTTAAATGTCTTATGATTAGTATCTCTTTGTGTCTTAATCCATGTTGCAATATTAGTTGTATCAGCCGGTACTATACCTGGTATAGCTAAATAATTAAACTTTTTATTTTTCAAAATTGCTAAAGCTGAATTATAGTCAGTTGCTGCAGCAACAATTCTTTCAATTATAATTTTGCTTGGAGTTCCTGAAAATGTTTTAGCTATATAATCATAGTTATCTGCTGTCCAATCTGTTGTTGCAACTTCTTCAATTCCTTTATAGATAACTTCACCAGCTGCTTTGGTATCATCTTTTAATATTAATGCTACTATGCCCTTTGTACTTCTGCTTATTGCAGTTGTAGCCTTTTGCATAAATTTCATGTGAACTTCTGGTAATCCCATTAGCTTTACCTCCTTATTTATTCAAAATCTAATTCTAAAGTATCTGCAGTATCTCCAGTTTCAGGAGTATATCTGCTATCATACCAATCAAGATCTATTGTTAAATATATTTCGTTATCTCGTGGTCCTCCATCTAAACTATTTATAGTAGGACACCTATCACCTACTTGAAGATAACCCTTCTTTTGGAATATATTTTTTAGTTTTTCGTATTCTTCAAGCTGCTTAGATTTATCTATATTTTTATAAAAATCCAATTCTGCAAAGAATACTACTTGAATGAGTACTGTAGATTTATATGTTAATTTACTTAAGTCAGTAGTGTTGTCTCCTGCAAATCCAACAAAAAAGGAAGGCCTTTTAAATTTCCCTCCTGTATTTTTAATATATATTGGTATTCCAGTATATTGATTTGCTATTTCTCTTCTTACTGCATTAAAAACCTCATACATATTTAACCACATATCCTTTTAAACATTTCATCAGTCCATCTTTTTAATTCTTGTTCTGCTTTAGGCTTAAATCTTATCCAACCTCTTTTAAACATGTGCTTGCCTGGTATGAATTTTTCTTTAAGCATAAAGCCTTTTACCCTTTTATCTGTCACAGGTAATTGCTGAGTTTCATTCATATAAGTATAATTGTTTATCTTGCTTTCAAAAGTAGTATTAATACTAAGCTGTTTCCACTTCTTTCCACTACCATTTTTTAATGCACTTGTAGGTACAAATCTTTTATGTTGAACATGTCCTTCTTCTACATCCAATGCATAATCAACATTAGTGCCAACTTCAATAGTATTCTTATCTACCCGATTATTTGTAATAGAATTTATTAGCCTTCCAGTATCAATAATATTTTCATCATTCATTATGTCTTTAACTTCTCTTTGATACATTTTTCCTAACTTCATAAGTTCATTTTGCTTTTCTTCTGGCCAATTATTATTTACAAACTCCAGCACTCTCTTTTGAAAATCGTCTAATCCTTTAGTCTCCCATCCCATAAATTACACCTCACCATCACAGCTTATATCTACTTCAAGTTGATATACACTAGGCTTATGAGGTAATTCAGCTTTATACTTATCTCCATTCACTACAATAATGTCCCCTTTTTTTATATCTGCAGTTCCTATAGTATAAAGTCTTGTATTTTCATATGCGACTAATTGAGGTTGCTGTTGATTTATACTTCCTGATGTTCTTCCAAGTCTACAAGGATATTCTCCTATTGGAACAGGCGCATCTTGAGGTTCATTAAATTCTGGATCAAGAGTACCTGAACCACTTCTGTATACTGTACACATCTTATCGAACATTCCCATATAAGACATTTATATCACCATACACCTTATAGAATTACTTTTGTTTGTCGGCTCTGGATCACTAATAAAACCATCTAACTTTTTAAGTATCTGCTCATATGCTTTTGAATTAGCTTTATAAGAATAATCTCCATTGCTTTCTGATTCTTTGCTGTTATCATTTAACATTACATTTACAAGTTCTGCATTAACTACTTTAACTGTAGATGGAACAGGTTCAATAAATTCTTTACCATAATAGTTATCTATAAGCTCTTTACCACTAGCAATTAAAACATTTAAGGCTGTATCTGTTTTTAAGATTAACCTATCATTGACAATTAGATCTTTTAATTCTGCAATGGTTAAATAAGCCATACCATCACCTAACTTTCTTTAAAGTTTTCACATGCTCCCTTCCACTGGTCAAAGGTACCATCCTTTTCCCCAAGCTTACAAGCTTTGCATATTGATTCACTACATTCTTTAAAACTTGCACACTTGCTACAAATACAGCTATTGCAATCTTTTACTAGATCATCATTATTAGCAGCTTCTTCTTTTACCTCTTCAAAATAACCTGAATCAAGAAGTATCTTTCCTAGTTTATTAGATACCTCTTGAATTTTTGTATGCTCCTTCCTGTAATCAAAGACATAAGAAGAAGCATGATAAATACAATCTTTAATTAATTCCACTTTTATCATACTTCATACCCTCCATTAAGCTCCTATTGCTGGTATTTTATCTATAGTTACTACTGCATCTTTTTCAAGAATTATAGTATCCATATTTAAATGTAATGCATAGAATCTCATGTCTCTAAATACTGCCTCTTTACCTTCTGTAGTTTTTCTTAAACTTATATCATATGTGTTAACTACTGTAAAATTCGAAGGATCTCCAAGGATTATTTTGTTATCAGGAAAATTAGGTACTATTCTCCACTCAACATTAAGTGGGTTTATATTGGTACCATTTAATATAGCCATATCTCCAGCAGCTGTATTTCTTTTCTTTAAATACTCAATCCATCTTATATACATATCATTGTTAGCTATCCATCTAAACTTATCTTTATTAAAGTATTTAGAAGGTAATGCTCTTAAAGCTCCTGTAAATATGCTATCTGTAAAAGCTGTACCTATAGTAGTTGCATCAAGTATATGTGAGCCTGTTGCAAGTTGCTTTACTATGCCATCATCAATTACTAAAAAATCATGATCTGGATCTGCAGTCGCTACTGCAGTATCTCCATTAAATGCTAAGTCAAGCATATCAACTTTAACCTGACTTGCTATCATCCCCATGAATTTAGTTTCAAATCCTTCCTGTTCAATATTTTCTCTTAAGAATTTTTCTGATATTTCAGCACCAAGTACTACATCAGTACAGCTGTAAGGTACTGAACCAAGAACTGGTTCTACACCTTTACCTGAAAGAGTATCTGTTGCTTCCACTTGAGCTCTTAAAAGTCGTCTACCTATCCCCAACTTATCAATGGTTCCTTTTGTTACGGTTCTTGTTTGATGAGATAACTCTCCTAAAAATGAGCTATCATCAAAAATCATATTTAAGAAAGCTTTTGATTGCTCAGGATTCAGCATCCCGTTAGTTTTACCTGAAGTTGTTACTGCTGCTTTTTCTATTATTGTTCCATTACTTATTGACATGATATCCTCCTCCTTATATGTCTAGTCCTTTAAATACATCATTTGATTTCTTTACAGTTTCAGTTGTTTGTGTCTCTGTCTCAGTTTGCTTTGATATTCCTCTTGCTTTTTCTACTGCTGCAATTCTCTCATCTATAGGCTTTAATGAATCTGCTACAGCTGATTTTACTATTTCAGATATATCTTCCTTGTTAACTTCTTTCTTAGACCCATCTGAACCATCTTCTTTTTCAATTTTGTCTAATCTATCAGTGATAGGCTTTAAACCTTCACCTAATGCCGATTTTACTATTTCAGTTATCTCCTCTTTTTTCACTTCTTCATCTCCTCCTTCAGAATTGTTTGTGGTTTCAACTTCATCTACTATAGATTGAAGCGCAGTTATTGCACCTTTAATGTTATCCAATCGAGCAGTAGCTATTTTCTTACCTGCCTTTTCTATAGGCTCTGCCTTAAGCTGTTCAGCACATTTGTTAATACCAACCTGGTCTAACTGATTTAACACATAAGTTTTAAAAGCATCAATTTGAGTTCCTATTTGAGCCTTTTTATCCGTTATGGTATCATCAGCAAGAATATTATACATAACAGTTCTTAAGGTCCATCTGGCATTATCTAAGTTGTCAGATACATCTTGTGCTGCTATAGCTCCTGCAAAGTCAGTTGGTGGCTTTGGCTTACCATCAGCCTTTTGAACTTCTTTTTTCCCTGCAAAGAATGATTTAACTACATTAAAAAAACCCTTAACATCATCATCTACTGAATTAGTTTCGGGTTCTTGATAATCATCACTTTTATAGATTTGTATTTTCTGCTTATTGGCTCCTTTTTTAACTAAAGATATAAAATTAATATCCATATCAGTCATTTGTGGCACTCTCTTCACCTCCTTCTTCAGGTGTTATATAAATTGCAGTACCCCCAATGCTGAAACCTGTAATCTCTTTCTTTTGTATTTGCTTCCAGGCTGCATCATCAGTAACTTCTACTGCTGCACACCAATCATCCTGTTTTGCGCTAATGTCTGGTATATCAGTTTTAGCTATATAATTTTCTACTACAAAACCATATCCACCTTTTTCATTATGGCCCTTATCTACTCCTGCTTTAGATATAGATTGTGTTAGAGCCAACTTTTTACCAAAGCTATGACAAGCTTTTTTAACATCATCTACAGTTGCCCAATCTCCTTGAGTGTCTATATGATCTTCTGGTGTACCATCTTCTTTAAAAACTTTTGATGGTCTATACACAACACCTTCAACTATATGATTCTGTTCATCTACTTTAGATATTTTCACTTCAAAATTTTTGGCTGGCATTTTTTCATCACCTCTATTTATTGCTTTCTATATTAAGTATGTTTATTTTTTAGCTTTTTCCAAAACTCGTATACTGTCTTATCTTTCTTAAACAATTGACGCTGTTCTCTTTTAAATACCTCATCAAGCAATTCTTCAGTTGGATAATTTTTAAGTTCCTTTTCAATAGTTGCAAAAGCAATTTCACCATTTACATGACATGTTTCAGGAATAAAAGTCATTGTTACTACTGGAATAGTATCCATAGATTTATCTATTGCTACTTTCTTTAATCTACTAGATACATCTTTACCATCTATAGATGCTTCAAGTTCATAGGGTCCTTCACCTATTTTAATATCAATATTCATTTATTTTCTTCTCCTATACTTAGAACTACATTTAATTAGTTTTCTGGCCAATGCATCTGCTACCTTACCAATATTAATGGCATTATTATCTGCATCTAACGTAATCTCTAAATGGGCAAGTTTTTTAGAGTGCCCAAGGCTTTTTCTGCATACATTATCGGTTATTCGCTCTAAGTGCAGCAATGTCTCTTTTTCAAAGGAAAAACCATTTTTAACACATTCCTTTTGATACTTACATGTACTACATGAATTGCATACAATCTCTTTTAATTCTTGAACATGCTTTGATAAACAAAACATTTCTTTTTCATTTAAGAATTTTTCTGATTCATTATCCATAGTTTCTCATCCTCCAAAATTACTCTAAGCTTTCTCCTTCAAATCTTTGAGTTGATATTCTTTACTTCATGCTATTGCTCTTTTTTATATTTTCTATTATCCTTTTTCTAACTTCTTCGACTAATTCATCAAATGAAATAGTATGTTCCTTTTGCGATCTTAACTTACACTGTATCTCTGATCTAAACTCAACTAATTTTTCTTCTAAATTTCTATCCACTTTAGTAAGTTCTTTTGTCACTTTAATTCTCTTAGTATCTACACAAATAGAACTAATAAGAAGAATTATAATTGATACATTTAATACTATATCCAACATTGCACTCACCCCTTATAAAAATTATTCATCTAAACTTTCTCCCTCAAATATTGGAACTGTAGTACATCTGCAATGAACAACCTCTTTTGCTGGAGCACCTAATGAACTATCTCCTGGGAACATAAGCTTGTATCCTCCAACATTAAAAGGTTCATCTACTTTTCTTTTCTGACCATTAGCAGCTGCATGGTCCGATCTAGTTCTACCATCATGTGCTGAAAGCCACTGTTTACCTATAACAAAATCACATTGATTGTAGCCTTCAAATTCTCCTGCATTACTGGCTGATATTGTTTCAGTTCTGGCTACTCTTATAGCTCTAGTCCTATTAAACTCTGTAAGGTTATCCATCCTACTTGCTAATTCATCCATGCTTTCACCAGCTTTATATCCTTCTACTAGAGATTTAACTACAGCATCATGAGTTGTCTGCTGAACTTCTGGAGAAAATTTAATAACATGATTTTTTATCCATTCAACAGAATTTTTATTAAAGAATTTTTCATCAAAATAGGATGGCTTTTCTTCATCATCTTTTTGCTTTCCCCAATCGGGATCTTCAACTTTTATTTTTGATTGAAAGGTTTTTGCTAAATCCTCAACACTTTTCTTTGCTAAATCTTTTATATACTGCTGAATTAAAGGCTGCATCTTCTTACTTAATTTTTTAATGTATTTATCCTCGTCTGAAAATAAAATAGCTTCTAGATTTTTCTCTAAGGATTGTGCTGCTATTTCATCCTCTGCAGCATTTTTTATTCTTGCAATATAATCCTTTTTCTGTTTATTAAAGAAGTCCGTCATAACTTTTTCTACATCTCTTGAAAATTGTTCTGCATCACTTATCCAAATTTTATTGCCTTGAACCTTTGCAAAATAATCCTTTGTATCTGTGTCAGCTTTAGCTATAGCCTTTTTTAATCCTATCGAAAGAGCCTTTAATACTTTTTTTCTTCTACTCATCCCCAAGAGCTCCCTCTACTGCTAACTGAATATCCTTTAAAGCTTCTAGTATTCCATTTTCATCAGATTTTTGAACAGCATTTTGTAACTGTTGAGCCTGCTTTTGAAGTTCTAACTCTTTCAAAGTTATTTGTAGTGGTTGATTAGCCCAATCACCTTCAAATTGCTCAAATTCTTTTCCTAATAGTTGACCCATTGCATCTAAAACCATATTAGGAGTTGCTGCACCACATGTTATATATGGATACAAGGCTCTTGCTATCTCTCCATTATCAGTTATCCTTGGAGATTTAAGAAACATTGAAACATTTTTTATTTCTAACTTAGTTTTTAAAAGATTATTAAGCCTGAATCCTAGATCTTCCCTCTCAGGCTGAAAAACCTGTTCCTCGGTAAGTTGCCTTGCAGTATCTGCAGTAGCTTTATTATAGTCCTGACTTTCTCCTGTATATATTGGGGGTAATCTATATGCTGATCTTATATTAGTTCTATTATTTTTACAGTATTCTTGAAACAATGCATCATCTTGAAGTATCTCAGCTAACTTTTCAAATCTTATATTAACTTTATTAGACTTTTCTTCAGTTCCTAATAATCCATCACCATCTTTAAATCCTTCAGCTTCAAGTACTAAATAGCCATGTTGTGCACTTTCACCTTTTGAATTTTTAAGCATATCTATGGATGATTGTGTTAGTTGTCCATTCTCCACGACTATTGCTAATGGTATGTGCCTGCCATCATCAAAGTAATTATAATTAAGTTCCTGAGCCTTTCTGCTGCCTTGAAGATTTAGCACGTTTCCTAAATATCGAGGTAGCCCATATTCTGTATAAGGACAGTAAATATTGAAAAACATTATTGAAGTTGCCTTTCTTTCCTCAGGAATATTTTCGCCATATTCACCTGTATTACAATCCATGTCCCGTGGATCTCCAAATTCTTTAAAGTAAACAGTGTTAATCCCTCTTATCTGAACAAATTTTCTAAACTTCTTTTTCCTTTTTATAGTTACTTCTTTTCCATTTTCATCAGTTATAACCACATCAATATCAACTAATATATCCTCTCTCTTACACATTCTTAAAGTATGTCCTGGTATATGCTCAAATCCCGCTGGATTGTTTAACCCATCAGGTATAACTTCAATAGCCCCCCAGCCAAGCTTTTCCCTATCATCAATAACTTTCTTCATAATTTCAACAAAAGATTCATCAAAATTACAGTATTTAAAGAAGTTATCATATTTATTCCATTCTAAATCTAATTGTTTTTTAGTTGCTTCATCTGATTTATCATAATCAATGTCATACTTAAAACTGTATCCAAAACCAACTATATTAGTTTTATAAGCTTCTATGCATTGTTGCAATATATCACTTTGCTCTGGTAGTCTTATTAAAAGCTCAGGATCATAAAGTGGTGCTATTACTCCATTGTTATATAATCCTGTAAATGGGTCCTTGTCTATTTGTCTACTTTGACCTACTGCATCATTTGCAACTATTTTCTTAACTACTACTGTGTTGTTCATATTCTACCTGCTCTACCTCCTTTCTGTCTTTCGTTAACTTGTTCTTTTACTGGTAAACATGCTAAAGTAACTGCATCAGCTCTATCCGGTGATTTAAGTCCTCTAGCTTTCATTTCTTTTTTAGATTCAATTTTAATTTTTCCTGATGAATGATAAATATATTTTCTACAAGACAGCTGCCCTACTAAATCATCATCGTTAGGAAGTATTAACTCACACTTTTTACCTCCAGATATGTCAATTAAATCTCTTACTATGCTCCACAAATAAGTGGTTATATCATAGTAAAATTTATTATGAATTGATATGGATAAATTAACCGGATATATTGTAATCCAATCTAATCCTTTATCTCTTTTTACTTCCTTAATTCTGTCTGTTACTCCCCCACCAAGTCCAGTATCATCAATTTTTACTTTTATTTTGCCACCCTGCTTAAAATACTCTGGATATTTTTCTCTTAAATTAGTGCAAGAAAAAAGAACATCTCCTGCTGTTCTCATTAAATCCTGGCCTCTTCTTATCAAAAGAGGATCTACTTTATTATTTATTTTCTTAGCTATTACTGTATCATCATCCCCAAATCTAGCAACGTCCACACCTAAATCAATGCTTTCAGTATCTCTTTCTACATACTCAGTCATTATGGATTGCTCTATAAATTCAAGTGGAATGAATACATCATCCTCTTGTTTTGGAAACTCTCCATCAACTCTAACTCTTACTACATTTGAATCTTCTCCATACTTTCTAATAAGTGACTCTATATTATCTTTATTGGTCCTTTTAACATTCCTGGCATTAACTTTTACAGTGTAATAATCAACCTTATCCTTAAAAAAAGCATCATGGAATATTCCAGTTGTTTTAGTTGGATTCCCTAATAGTAATAGTCTGTTATCCTTATGGCCTAAAGTACCTAATATAGCCTCTAATATTTTATCTTCTACACCGGAGGCTTCATCCACAACAAAAAGCATATACTGCTCATGATATCCCTGCATATTTTCAGGTCTTGTAGCAGTTTTTGCAGTTGCATACCATACAGCTCCATAACCACTCATTTCAATTCTAGTTTTCTTCCATATGATTTTTCCATCAAGTATGGTCCCAGTTAACCATTTGTTTATTTCAGCCCAAAGTACATCATGTAGTTGCTGCTTTGTGGGTGCAGTAGCAATTATTCTTGCATATGGATGCATGGCAATATACCATAAAATTAAACATGCTGTAAAAGCTGTTTTTCCTACACCCTGTCCACTTCTTATTGCAGTTTTAGGATTATCCCTTACACTTTTACCTGCTTCATTCTGCCAATTATCAGGATAAAAATTAAGTATGTCTTCAAAGAAACCTATAGGATCATTAAAGTATGTGGTAACTATCTTAACCCAAAAATCATTATTCATTGCTGCCACCATTCTTCCTTTTATCCATGGCCTGAAGAACTGCTTTAGCTAAATCATTATCTTTATTACCATCACCTGTTGTTTTTTCTATATCAACTTTTAGCTTATTAATTCTAAGTTTCTGTTCTTCTGTAGCTAAATTCCAATTAGTATGCAGCATTTCATCATATTGCTTAATAAGGCTCCTAAGTTCTGACATGGCTCTTGATTGTGCTTGTAAAAATGTAGCCTGTCTATCCCATGCAAACTGAAACTCATATTCATACTCTTGTTCAGACTCATTTGTAGAAGTTTTTTGTGTGCTTCTATCTTTTGATTTAACTTTAGACCTTTTAAGTTCCTTAATCATTTCTTCTTTTTCAGTAACATTCATAATTCTTTGGGACCTTGCTATTGCAGTATATTGAATTATAATATTTTCCCATAACATATCTAATGGATCTTTAACCATAATTTCCTCAACTATGTCTATTGTTTCAGGTGGAAAAATCTTAGAAAAAAAGCCATGGGTTTCAGCATTTTTATTACCTTTTGGGACACTGCTTTCATGACCTACTGAGTTTTTATTTCCTTTTGGTGCTCCTCTTTTTGTGTGCACACTTTTTTTATTTTTTTCTTCTTTTGTATGCACACCTTTTCTATTCCATTTATACCTTGTCTTCCATGATTTTATGGTATTCAAACTTACATTATATTTTTCAGCTAAATCTTTATATTTCATGCCTTTAATGTAATCTTTTTTTGCCTGCTCTTTTATGTCTGGAGCTCTTATGTTTGCCATATCACCACCTCATTGCTATATGCATTTGTTTTGTTTTGAACATAAAAAAGAGCTTGTAGAAGCTCTTTTTTATTTAGAAAATATTATAATAACTGCTACTACTATAACTAAAATAAATATTATAGAAAATAAAAATTTAAGAAAAATTATATTTAGTATTAATAAAAGTATTCCTAAAATCAAATTAACTATGAATTTAATTTTGCTTATTTTTATGTTTTCATCATAATAATCTTCTAATAACTCTTCAATTATGGGTATTCTTGTAAATAAAGATAAAATTAATATAAAATTAATTATTAGTGCTATTATTCCTAAAAATAAACATAAAAAATATTTATCAGTTTTAATAAACATAAATACTAAGACTTCCCATAGCCCACCTGGCTTTGGTAAGTCTTTTATAAATAATAAATACCCAATAACAGATATTGATTGAAAAGCTGCTAATATATAAAATATATTAGTATTTAGCACATTCTTTAAATACTTTGTAAATTTATGCATAATATCACCTCCATAACCTACATATTCTCCATAATTTTCAAATTTCCTTCCTAATTTTAGAGGAATTTAACATTTTGTGTTGAATATTCAATTATAAGGAGGTGATATTATGTACCATACTGGTGATAAACCTGGTAAAGGTCATTACAGATGTACTGTCTGTGGTGAAGTGATTTATTTAGATCAAGATACAGATACTTTACCACCATGCCCTAAATGTCATAAAACTGAGTTTACAAAAGTTGATTAATTCCTATGAACTTTTTAATTGACTCATCTGAATAACCAAAGGCTTTACCTAGAATCCAATGATCAAAAACAGTCTTTGGTTGTTCAGGTAAATTCTTTATTATTTCTAACATATACTTTTCTTTATATATCCATATAGTTTTCCATCCTTCTGATAAATCTTCTATGTAAGCAAATAAATTATTTTTATTTATAATGCTTTCAGCTTCTTCTATGTACCTATCTTGTAATGGCATCATAGCCGTTGGTTTACCACGACTTACAAACTCACAATAAGACACTATTTTTCCTTTATTGAGATCATTCATGATACTACCTCTAAATAATTTTTTTACTATCTTATGCCAAATACTTTTCAATTATTTACCTAACCTGTTTAATAGCTCCATTAACTCTCCTATAACTTCTTTCCTGCATACATTCCTTAAGACTATCCGAAGCCTTTTCTTTTACAACTCTTTTACTATTGCAATAAGGACATGTTAAATACCTACCATTAGCCATATTGTCTACATCATCTGTTAGCAATACAAATTCTTTTTTACATGTTCTGCACCTATAGCTTGTATAAATATTTAACATATTCCCACTTCCTTAAAATTTTATAATATATTTTTTATCATAAGGTTATATTTTTCTGTAATTTGGTTATACTCATAATTGTAAAAATTAATTCAAGTAAATTGATGTATAAAAATAAAAGGAGATTTAACTATGCATAGCCTGAATTATATTCAGGTCATAGTTCTCTATATTTTGTTTTGTATTTTTAATAATAGCTACATTTCCATTGAAAAACATAATGGAAAAATAGTAAAAATTTTTAAATATAAAGGCAAAAATTATAAAGAATAACATGGCCCGAGAAGATTTTAAGTATCTTCCCGGGTTTAATAAATCAAATAAATAAATAAAAAGAATCAACTGAAGTTAATCAATTGATTCTTTTTGCTATTGTCACCGATTTATAATCCCTGCTTTATGGCACAACCTTAAATTTCTAACTGTATATATTATATCACTTGACATACCCTAGTTACTGCCAACTTTATAAATTCTTAATCCTCTCTGATATGAAAATAATTCTCTCGCTTGCTTTAACCATCTATATATTGATCTCTCACCTGCAGGTATTTTAGTTGATGCAACATGTACTCTATCTTGTATATCACCTATAGTAAATTCTTTATCAGCATCCTTAAAATATACAATTTCTATTGCCTTTATTATATGTTTTTTATGCCTTGCTTCTAGTTCTGCTAAAACTTTATCTACTGCCTCCATATCATTGATTTCAGATATTCTTTCATTTACTGCTTTTTCTGCTGCAATAAGAGCCTGCTCTGTAGGTTTAGATATTCCATCTTTAACTTGTGTTTCTTTTTTCTTTATTTCATCTAATGCTTCAATGTATAGTTTCTGTTTATATTTTTCAGCTGACATTCCATTTTGAGCGTAAAACCTAAATGCAGCTGTTGCGTAATCTCTTAAGTAATCTTTCATGCTTGTCCTCCTAAACCTTAAATTCTTTTTTCTTAGCCTGTTTAAATTCATGTTTCATGATCTGTTTTTTAAATATCTTCCTAAATACCCCACTTAATAATTTCAATAGTTGATTTTCTTTTTTTAACTTTACAACATTAATAATTACTACTTCTTCAGCTTTTAATGCAATTTTTATATGACATCCCAAACTTTCAACATCTAATTTATTTAAATCTAAAACTACACTTCCTATCGCAACTCTATCACTCTTATAAACATAAGAAACTAGATACTTATTCATTTTTATTCTCCCTTAGCAATTATTTCTGCATTTATGATGTAATATCTTTTTGTTTACTACTCTTGAATTAAATCTATTTTTATAGCTTCTATGCTTCCAACTCTGCCTTAGCTTGTCTCCATCATCTATCTTCACTTGATTTACTTCTTTTAAGTCCTCGGAAAGTTTATCCATAAATTCAACTAATTCAGAAGTATCCATAGGTTTAGTTCCAATTATGGATTCTAGTTTCTTCTTTTCTGCCATATTTTCCTCAGCTTTTTGCACTGCCTTAACAACATTTCCTATAGCATTAGTAAAACCAACTACTAAACCAACACATAAGGCTCTAAAATTTTTTAAGCTTTCTTCTGAAAATTTAATTTCTAGCATCTTTATCATCCTTTCTAAGTTCCTTGGCTATTTTACATATAGCTAATGATATTACTGGAGTTACTATTATAAGAGTTATGGTTGTAACTAAAATTATTAATGTTAACATACATTACACCTTCTAACTACTTGTCCACCTACAAGTATTACCCCAGTTTCAAAACATATTAATGCTCTGCGTTTCTTCCCATTTATTTTGAATAGGCACCTATGATATATAGGTTTATGAATACTCTCAAATCTTACTTCTTTTGTCCCAGCTATGAAGTCCTTTAATGACACTTTTGCTAGCTGTTCCACAATTTTATCCTCCTTATTTGATATTATTCTTCTCCCTAAAATCTCTTATTTCACTTTCAAACATTTTTATAAGTACTTCTTCATGAGCTATGTCCTTCTCTAATTTTTCTAATCCTTTTTTTAACTTTGGATTATCTTTATACACCGAAACTACTGCTCTTCTGTTTAGCATTTTAAACTGTAATGCATGCTTTATTGCATACATTTCTACCAATGTTAACTTTATAGTTTGCTTAATCATTTTTATCCCCCTAAAACATAGCCATCTGGCCATTTTCTTTAACCTGAAAATCTATCTTCTTTTTAGGCTTTTTCTGTTTCCTGAATTGCCATCCGCCTAATACATAAAAAGGTGTTTTCCACTCTTCATACATTTTCATAGATAAAGTATTTCCATGAAGTACTATTGCTGGAATACCTAAAAGGCTTAATTGTATATAACACATATGAACTGCTTTTATATCCAAATCTACTGCAGTAACTATCAAAAGGATATGGTAGTTATAACCTTTATCTTTTAGTGCTAATGCTAGCCCAATTATTGTACTTCCTCCCCCTGCTGACGGTTCACTTACAGTAATAAACCCTTTTTCTTTTATAACTGTATCTATATTTTCTATAGTCATAGCTCCCATAGCCTTTGATATATGAATTGGTGTAAAAAATTGTCCCTTCCATTTGTTACCCAGTTGAAGCTCCATAAATATTTCTCCCAACACATCACTTGTTTCTTCTTCCAGTGCCATTACTAATTCTGCAAATAACTTCGGAAAAATTGCTCCTTCTTCTTTTGAATATGCTGCTATTACATCCATGTACCTTTTTTCCCTTTTGGATCTATTTATGAAGTCTACTGAATTGCTTAACGTTATGGCTGACATTTCTAAAAAATCTGAATATACCGTCCATAGATTGTGCCTATATGATACTTTTTCAAATAGTTTAATCATATTTTTCTTGTGATTCACTCAACCACCTTCTACTACATGAGTTTCATTTGAGAATAAAGTATTAAAACCTTACCCTTAATGTCCTTAATATTTGTATTACGACTTGTCTATTTTCCATATATCTAATATTTTTTGGTCTTTGCTTTTTAGAGCGTTCTTAAGAATCTTGCGTTGTTTATAATAACTCCCGATGAAAAACAAATAATTCTCTTTTATCTTTTTATTAATAGTTTTTTGAGGTCTATTCACAGCTATACCTCCATATTTTCAAATTTTATATCTTTAAATATCTTCATAATTTGCAACTCTTCCAAGTTTGTTAATGTTTTACGCCCTGATTTACCACTTTTATGATTATGCATTATTATTGTTGTATTACTTTCTAAATTATTTAGAGGATTATCCATGCAAATATCATTATTTAAAATATCAGTTTTACAAAATCCCTCTTTATTCTTTAAACACTGAGTTAAAGGACATTCAACATATATTCCATTTTCTTTTTTCTTCTTCATAAACATTCCTCCATCATAATGACGTATAATTTTCAGCTCCTATAGCTGCTTGTTGAATTACACACCTAAACAAATTTAAGCTGCCTTGTTTCTTCCCAAATTCTCTCGTTTGCTAATTCCGCCCAATATTGACCATAATATTCTCCTGGCTTCTCACACACTCCATTGTCAAAAGCTATAAAATTTCTATTGTTCTTTATAGCAGCTAATGGAATACTTCCATACCCTGTAGTTAAATCTAAAATCGTTGCTCCCTCATTTGTATAGGTTTTAATAAACCAATCACATAGCTCTATAGGCTTTTGTGTTTGGTGCAGAGGATAAGTATCCCATGCAAACTCTAATACATCTAAAGGATATCTTTCATCACTGTCATAGTGATAATCAGATATATTTGCATTGTAATTTGAGCTTTTATTTTCTTTTTTAACAGTTACTACTTTTCTTTTATGTCCAGTAGTCTTCTGAGGATTATATATAGGTAATTCATCATAAAATACTAAAACATCTTCATGTGCTTTCATAGGCATTTTACTAGCATTTTGATATCCTTTAGGTTGTCTTTTTTTACAAACTATTTTATATTTATAACTATCTAAATTACTGCACATTAGCTGTCCTACAAACTTTCCTTTAGCAAACAAACATACTGCTGCATTGTCTTTTTTTACTCTATTTATAGCATCCCATAGCTCATTAAAAGGAATTACCTTATCCCATGAATTATGTGTTTCTCCAAAAGGTAAATCACAGAATATCATGTCTATACTTTTGCTTTCTATATCTTTAGTACCTTCTAAGCACTCTTTATTTATTACTTTATTTCTAATTAATCTTCTCATTTCCACCCTCCCCGATGCTTCGTATAATTTTCATTATGCCTATTTTTCTAAATGGCATGTTAATCTGCTTTCTCGTTTATGGCTTTTAACAATATATTCAATTTTAAGTTTTTGGTTTTCTGCACATGCTTCACATGGAATATTTGAATTGCAAAACTCACTATTAAAGAAACATGTAAAGTCTATTACAGATTTAGCTCTTTCAATTTCTTCATGAGTACCTTCTATTGTAATCTTCATAATTACCCTACCTTTCTATAACCTCAGCATCCTTTTTGCTTACTTCTCCATCTTTAGTTACTCTATAGGTTTTTCCTATTTTATTTGAATACCATAAACTTTTACTGGAGTAATCCATAATCATTATTTTCATAAATTACTTTCCAACTCTCTTTTCTTTCTGAGCATCTTCTCCCTTATTCCAAATCATCCTACAATGCTCATGAATATATTGCATTTGCCTATACTTCCTATAGCAATAATCTTTAAGATCAGTTTTATTAATTTTCTTATCCTTATTCATTGCTAACTTTCCTGCATTAGCTGCTATAGCTGCCCACCTATCTGCAAGTACCCATGCTTTCTGACTTAATTTAAATGCGTGGCTACAATCTTCTGTAGTTAGATTTATATATTGAGTTGCTAAATCATAGTATTGATCTATATCTTCAGGAAAACATTCATCTAAATCTACTTTCTTACGTGTAATTGTTAATCTCATCTAATCACCCACCTAAGCACTCTTTAATATTTTTAAAATCTGCATCTTTCCTATGGCAGTATGCTTCGTACCATTGTCAAATATAATGTTTAAAATATCCTTTCCCATTCCATACTCACGCACTATAGTTCCCTCTATGATGTTCTTTCCATACATAGCTTGTACATAATCACCAACTTTAGCTTTGCTTATTTCTGGTACTGTAGACTCATCTTCTTCTTTTTCATCAACTAATATTTTCATAACATCTTCTTGATTACAATCAACTCTATTTATACTTGTAAAATCAATAATCCATCCATTTTCAAGAATATCTATTACATTATCTGAAAGCTCAATGAGTATATTACTGTCACCTTTTCTTTTGATTACTCTTTTTATACTATTTTTAAATTTACCAAGTACCTTTTGTAGATTCTCTTTCTGTATGGTGTTTGCATTAAATTCAGATTTATAGTACATGATCTTATCCATTGGAAGCACTGGAGACTTATTGGGTATAGTAAATTCCTCTCTTCCATCTTTATTAATGTAAATGGTCCTATAAGAATTTTCATATACTACTTCAATACCTAATCCTCCACCACAGTACTTAATTACCCTAGATAAATTCTCATTTTCCTTAACCTTATTTTTCTTTAGGAATTGTTGCTGCTCTTCCGTTGGAACTAAAGGGTTTATAATTTTCTCATTTTCTTTACATGCAACTTTAGTGATAATTTTTGTAGCCAAAACAGGATTTTCTGTGACCAAAACACCATTTTCTATAGCCATTTCAGCTTTTTTTGTGAACGATTTAGGTTTTTCTGTAATCTGTATGTCAAATATACTTAACTGACCATCTATAGGCTCAATATTATTTTTATCTACTTTCTTCACTTTCCTCCCTCCTTTCAGGGACCTAAAGTCCCTGACTTGTTACTTTTTATCCCTGCCTATATAGTCATATATAGATACTTGTCTTCCTGCCTTTCTAAGCTCGTCCCATAAAAATTCATCATCTAAAATATCTGCTATATTTGCCTTTGTTTCTGCCCAATCCTTTCCAAGTGTAGCTACCATATTGGACCAATCTTCAATATCATGATCTTTTAATGTTCCATCACTATCTATATGCCTTAACTCATGGTACATAAGTGCTACTACCTGTTCCTTGCTCATCTTTTCTGTGTAGTACTCTCTAGTTTCTATAATGTATTCATAACCTGTGACAGAATAAAGTTCATTATTTGTTGCCTTGATCCGAGCTATCCAAGATTTTTTACCTCCAGTTGGTTTCCAATAGGTATCTTCTAAAAATAAAATTTTATCTGGTTTAATATATTTCAATTCTTCAAACCTACTAACTAACTTGAAGCATATAGGTCTATATATTAGATTTTTAATCCAATGCTTTTCATCAAACTTTGCATTATCCAGTCGAGTAACTTTCTGAATTCTTCCTGAGTCTTCATTACTTGCATATTGAATGTTATATCCTCCAGAAAACTCTATGTCCTCTATTATTTCACCAGAGCTGCCTTCAACTATGGTAAGTTTTTTCATACTACCTTCTCCTTTCTTACATAATGCTAAACTTCTTTTAAGATTTCTAATTTTATACCTGGATATCTTAGTTTAAATTGCTTGTAAGTTCGTTTCCATTGCTCGCTTTCATACCCTTTAGTGTCTTCCACTGAATAAGTCCCATCATTATTTAGTATTAAAAAGTCTGCGCTATAAGTAATTGCTCTTTCTTCTATATTCCCTTCCTGAAGAATGAATTGTGGCTGTAATATGAATCCTGCTATTTCTCTAGCATGGAATAATAATTTTAACTGGCAGTACCTTTTCATTTCTAACTGACTTCTAAAAAATACTCCATCATGCCAGCAGCCATTGTTATTATATTTTTGTCTCTTAGCTTTTGGTTTTTCTAGCTTTTGTCCTCTTCGTTTTAAATAATCTTCATATTGCTCTGGTGTCCAGTTCATTAATAAACTTTACCTCCTTGTAACTTGTCCTACTTTTCGTCTACATGTTTTCTCTACTGCTCTTATGCTTAAACTATTTAAATCGCACTGTAACGCTCTTCTTGCATACTCCTTTAGCTTTTTACGTCTTTGCAAAATCTCATAGGTCTTTTGTGCTTTCTCACTGACAGCCATATTTTTTCTCCTTTCTTTTTGTATTAGTAAATTAATACTCTAGTACACTTAAATTAAAACTATATCTAAAGTTATCTCTAATCCTAGCCTTTTAAGTTCTTCCTTTTTTCAAGTTCATTATGTGCCCACTCTGAAAGTTTTACTGACTGCTGCACTTTGCCTCTTTTGGCATATATGACTTCTACCTTTAAGTAATTTATTATCATATGATCTCAACCTTTCTTGTATAAAAGTCTGCGCACATGAAACTTTCTTTATAATTCCCTGATTTAACAGTTATAAACTTGCTATTTTTACTTATTACTACCCCATCTATGAACCTAATTGGAACATTCTGCTTATCAGCAGTTACTTTAATTTTTATTTCTTTGTTTAAATTAATCATGTCTGCTATTTCCCTAATTTGCTGAGTATGCTTTCTGCCTTCTATCTCTAGTGCTGCTTCGCTACCATTTTCAGTCGTATGATTTTTCTTTTTAGTCAAAGACATTCGCTGTATTTTGCTGTCTACTGATCCTTTACTTCTATTAGTTTTAAACTTTTTGTTAAGCTCTTCTGTCAACTTATTTGCATCCATAATCGGCTTATTAGCTCTGATGAACTCCTCTTCCTTTGGGTCCCACTTCATCTGCATTTCCATTCCCCCTAAACCAATTTTGAAGTTCTAAATCACTTATTCCTAATTGTTTAGCTGTAATATCTATAGCTTCAGAAACCGTGCAATCATTGTTATAGTAGGTTCTAACTACTTCATCCATGAACTCAGATTTTTTCATACTTTACCTCCTATAATTTCTTTGTACTTTTTATAATCCAAGCCCTTTCATGAGCCCTATCATTAAAGCTTTAGCAATTTTTCTCTCATGTCTTCTAAATTTTTCATATCTTTTATACTCTCTTTTGCAGTCTCTATAGAACAAATCGTATCTTCCTGAAAGTCCAAATATTTTATAAGTTTTTTTAGCTGCCTTCGATATCTGCTTTTGATACTTATTCATGAGCATTTCACCCACCTTTGACTTATATTAATTTATATTCTTCCAACTCTTTTTTTGAAGCACATGACATTAAATACACATAATGCCTTTATCAAATAAACAACTATATACACTTTTTATGATCTCTTCATCAAACTCTCTTGGTGATTCTTCAATGTTTCTTAATAATGTCAAAATATCACCAGTAGAATATTGCTTTAATACTTCTATCTTTTCTTGATTAGTCTTTTCTGTATCAGTTTTGAAAAATAAATTAAATCTACTTCCATATGTCATGTGACTTTAAACCCTCCTTCATGAATTCTTTGTATTACATAACTATCCATATATACAGATAATTAGATTGTATTTTTAAAAACTCTTTTAAATTCAACTACCCATACCCAAGGATCAGCTTTCCAACCATACTTATCAAGAGATTCTTTTTTTACTGTAATATTCCATAACTTTTTAAATTCTTCTATATATTCATCTGCAGTATATATATCAGTAATAGGGTAATCAATTTTAATACCTTCTTTTTTACACTCTCCTGCAGTTGTTGACCTTATTTTTTTAACTTTTATATCAGTAACTTTCAAAAATATTCTTGCTGCTTGTTTTGGCATATGAATTGAAGGTATCCATACTTCATCTTTACACTGGTTGGCATTCCCCCAATAAGGGAATTTAGCCGGTTCACCATCTGCTTTATACACAAAACCTTCTTCACCATCAGGTGTCCATGTATTTGCCCATGTTTCCCTCACATAAAGAATATCTCCTACTTTATAAGGAGTTTTTATTTCAAACTTAGTAGTAAAAATGTGTGCATCTTTAAAAAGTACATTTCCATTATTGAGTTTTCTATCATACTCCATTCCTTCGACATTTTTAATTATTCTTCTTGTACTTGTCTTCCTACCTTCTAAAATTGCTTTAACCATCTGTGTATTAAATAATATAGGTTTTTCCATTTTTTCACCCTTTCTATAAAAGTTTCTCGCTGATTTAATTTAAAACATACTTATTTGTTCATTTTCTACTATCTCAAAAGGTTCGACATTCTTACCATCCACTATCAAAGGTATAAACATGTTTCCTGGTTCCTTTTCTAATTCATATAGTTCTACTGCTCCGGTTTCCGAAAATCTAAGTATATTTACAAGTTTTCTTTTCTTTCCCCAGTAAGCTAACATCAAACCACCTCCTGCAGCTATTCTTTGAATTATGACTTAAATTATTTATATAGGCCAACTGGAGCAAATTTATTAATAGTACACTCGTTACAATTTTTTGCTTTGCTTGTAACGATTTTTTTACTTGTTCTCCAGCAGTGCAGACATTTATCTTCAAGTAATTTTTGCCCACATTTTCCACAAAAGTTACATGGCATTTTGTTTTCTTTGCCACAATTAGGACAAGTAAGAATAGTTAAATATTTAGATTCATATTTCATAGTAAAATTCCTTTCTTAATACTCATAATTTTCAAATTATAAATTATTATCTGTTAGCTAAAGTTAAAGTCATTTGTAAGTAGATCCTTAACATCCTCTAAGTTGTAAAATTTCATATTCTCTTCATTACGTTGAAAAGTCATATCACCTAATTCATATAAAACGTTGCTTATAAACGTCAAAACTTTTTGTTCAGCATCCTCATTTATGCTCCTAAATCTAGCAAAGTTACCTTTATACAACTGTATAAATGCAATTAAGAATCTAGCTTTATCTGAATTTATACTAATTTGTTCTTTACTGAATCTTGAGTTTATGCTTTGAATTTTAGAATTTAATTTTTTATTTTTATCTTCCAAATAAGCTATTTTGTGATTCTTAGCTTCTATTACTTGCTGCAGCTCTTTTAAAATATCCTCAAATTTCTTAATTTTAGATCCATTTGGAACTTGGATATTCTCTCCTAGTATGCTTATTTGCTCATACACTTTTTTCGCCTCACTTTTGCCACCCTAATAATTTTTTCTCCAGGTCGTCATAATCATAGCTCCTCTGCTCAAAATTATTGAATGTGCTTTCTTTTTTACTGCTGAATTGCTGTCTATTAGGTTCTTTCTTTTTTTTCTTATTTTTAAAATCTCTTTTATCTGCCATTACTGCTTCTACAGTTTTTAGTCCATGTTCTAGCCACCTGTTTAATATTGCCTTTATATAACTTATTTCTCTAGCATCTTTTTCAACAGCTTCCTGAAGTGCTAATGTAATTACTGCAGATTGCATACCATCTTCAATATAACTTTGTAATATTTGAAACTCGAAGGGTGTCATGAGATGGCCAAAGTTATTATTAAAAAAATCTATAAAGTTATCCACATTATCCACAGGTTCATTTCCAGTAGTAGCAGTAGTAGTATTATCTACTTCTTTATCTACTTCTCCTTCTACTTCTATATCGTGACTGTCACGTGACATATCGTGACTTTTTTGTGACGTCACGTGATTTGTATTTTCAGTTCCACAAGATTCACCTTGCGCAGGTGCTTGTAATTCTTTGATTTTAGATCTTTGTCTTTGTTTTCTTAGTCTATTTTGCTCTCTTATCTTATCCATTCCTTCCAGATTCTGATGGTCCTCCCATCCTGATATTTTAATGCCCTCATTATGTGTCTCTACCATGTTGAACTTTTCAAATATTTCTAGTGCCATTTTTACTGTATTAAGTTCCATATCAAATTCAGTTGCAAGCATTTCTGGTTTATATGGCAAGCTTTCAGTAAGTAAGATATATCCTTGAGCATTACATTTACCTGCTAGAGTAAGCAGCATAACCCAAAATAGAACTATGTCATTTCCACCTGGGAGCTTACGTATCTGCTTAATTTTTCTATTATCAAACATATCTATATTTAATTTAATCCATGTTAGCTGTGCCATAATTACTGCTTCATCTCCTTATCTAAAAGTTTTTTCCTATTACGCCAACGTGTTTTAAGCCACTTTCATCTATCCAAACATAAAATTTAAGTCTTAGTTTTTTCTTAGCATTTTTCAAATTCTTCATCCTCCCATTTGGTATAAATTTCATACCATTGAGCATACTATTGATATATATAGGTTTAATATGCTACAATGGGGACAAGAGCTGGCAGGCTCTTATCCAATAATTTTTTATCAGGTATGCATCCTCTGCAAAGGGTGCATTTTATTCTTTCTCCATAAAATTCGCTTTTATCAAATCATCCCTACTGTCATATTTAATGCTGCCTAAAAAATACTCCAAATTATCCGAATCATGTATCTCATAACCATTCTTAACTAAAACTTCTATTTGTGAATTTATGCTTTCTATTAGAGTCTTTAAGGCCATGTTCATGGAATCATCTCCTCTATAAATTGACTTTGCTCTGTGTCTATTTCTTTGCCATTCCAACCTAAAATTTTCTTTGCTCTAGTTACAAATAACCTTTCTTTTGCTCTAGTGATAGCTACATAAAATAACCTACGCTCCTCTTCTAAATCTCCTCTTTTACTTGGAAAAATATTTTGATTCATTCCTGGAACAAATACTGTATTAAACTCCAATCCTTTACTTGCATGTACTGTCATAATCTTAACTGCATCCCGTTGCTCCATTAATTTTTCCTGAATATCTTTCATGTGTACCCACTTTAAGAAACTTGATATGTCTGTAGACTCTACTAAGCTTTCTTGTATTGATTGCCATCTTTCAATGGCTGACATAGCTTCATGTAAATCTTGAATTTTATTGTCTCTATTTTCATGGAGATATCTTATTGAAAGATTCAAAACACATATTGCTACATCAAATACTTTTACAGCTTCTGAACATTTTTCAGTTATATAATTTCTTATCTCATTTAATTGCTGAATAAATCTTTGTATATTTTCAAGAGATTCTGCTCCTTCTAAGGCTTCCATAAAACTTATAGACTCATCAATTTGAAACTTTTCTAATTCGTGAGCTTGAAGTTCATTTAATCTTTTTACAGGAAAATTTATCACTTTTTTTAAAGTTGCATCATCTTTAGGATTTAAAACTACTTCTAAAACATTTAAAATCATTTTTACATCATGTTTTTTAAGAGGATCTTCTTTATTACTTACTAATTGATAAGGTATATTAAATGCCTTGAACATCTGCATAAATGGGTCCATTTGCTTGTTTGTTCTGGTTAGTATTGCATAATTACTATAGCTGCTGTCTTCTAATATTTTTGAAGCTATTAAGTTAACTTCATTCATTACATTTTCAGCTTTAATAACTTCTACATTAGGACCAGTTTTATGAGCTTTTAATGTCTTTTTAGTTTGATTTTTGTTATGAGCTATAACATTATTAGCTGCATTTATAATGGATTCTGTGCTTCTATAGTTATCTTCAAGTTTTATTACTTCACAATCAGGATAATATTTTTGAAAGTTTATGATATATTCCGGTTTAGCTTTTCTCCAACCATATATAGATTGAAAATCATCACCTACTACAAACAAATTTTTAGGGTACAATGCTTTTATAATTTTCATCTGAACATCATTTGTATCTTGAAACTCATCTACGAACATATACCCATACTGGCTATTGTAATTTTGCTGAACTTCCTTAAATTCAGTTAAAAGCTTTAAAGTCTCTGTAAGAAGCATATCTAAGTCTATTGCATTGTTCCTTTTTAAAGTCCATCTATATTCCTGAATAACTGCCTCTTCTTCTCCGCAATCTACATTTCTATTTCCATCAAGTACATCAATTATTGCTTTGAGATTAGTGTATTTTTTATAGCCAAATTCCTGTATTATTTTATCTATAATTGACTCTCTATCTTCCTGGTCATATATAGTAAATTCCTTGTCATAACCTAGTAAGTATCCATATTCTTTAAGCACTTTTACACAGAATGCATGGAATGTATTACAAAATAATTTTTCACCTTCAGCACCTATTAACTTTATAACTCTCTCTTTCATTTCTTTACCTGCAAGTCTTGTAAATGTTAAAGCTAACATACTGCTGCATCCTACTCTATTTTCATGTAAGTGCCCTATTCTTCCAGTTAATGTACTTGTTTTTCCAGAACCTGCTCCAGCTAAACATAAGATAACCGGTGATGTGCTTTCTACAGCTTTTCTTTGTGCTTCATTAAGCTGATTGTTCATTTATTTCACCTTCTCTATTTAAATCCCAAACTTTAAACCCATCTACTTCTGTGGCAGCTATAACTCCTGAAAGAATGATATTATCTAATTTATTACTTATTTTATTTAAACCATCTATAACATTTTTAAAGTTTTCAGTATCAAGATTTTCAATATTATCTATGGCCAAGATCCTACATGTTGGATTTGCTTTTTCAATAAATGTTGTTAGCATTGAGATTAATAGAATCATTTGTTGCCCTGTACTAAGTGCATCAAAGTTCCTTTTATCACCAAACTTATCTTTCCATCCAAACTGGAATATTTCTTTTCCTCCTGCAGTTTCAGTGGTGAAGTAAAACTCATTTTTTATCCCCATTGCAGTCAAGTTCTCTTGTATAGCACTTTGAATAGGTTCTAAGGTTTCCTTTACTAATTCCCCTTGCAATCCTTTAGCTCCAAGTGTTTCATCTAATGATTTAAAATTTATATAATTGTACTCAGCAGTCTTACTATCTATCATTGTTGACTTTAAATTTGACAAAGTAATTTTTGCTTTTTCCTGCTCATCAATTTTAGATTTTAAAGAGTCTATATTAGTTCTAATACTTTCAATTTGTTTTTGCAGTATATCTATTGGAGCTATGGCTTCTACAGGCTCATTTTGAAGTTTCTTTAGTTCTGCATTTAAATTTGATATTTTTTCAGTTTTCAAACTATCAAATGACTTAGCTTGATTTAATAGTTTTTCCTCATTATTTATTGCTGCAGTTAATGAGTTGTTAGCTCTATTGGCTTCAATTTCTTGATTTTCTAATGCTTTTTTATTTTCTTGTAATTCCTTACACTTTTTATTTAAAGACTTCTCTTTTTCATCAAGTTCATTATAAGTATCTGCAAGGACTTGCTTTTGAACTTTCCATATATTTATTTGGCTTTCTGTATACTCAATAAACTTACTAAAATCTTTACCACAAGCTATTCTTCTATCTAATACACAACATTTTTTAATACTTTTTACTCTTTCTAAGCTTTTTTCATTAGCTTCAATCTGAATTCTTAATTCAGTTCCTTTGTTTTTAACTTCATCCTTATCTTTTATAATTGGTTTAAGTTCATCTTCAAGTTTGATTAGTTCATCTTTAATTGCTTTTATTTTTTCTGAGTTATCTACATTTTTTATCTTCATCTTTAGATTTTGAATTTTTTGCTGAATATCTTCTGTATTTACAGAACATTGTTGCAATTCCTCATTTTCAATAGCTTTTTTTAGCTGATCTATTTTAGCTAATTTAGCATCTATATTCTTTTTTTTCTGAGTATCCGCACTGATCTGCTTTTCTGCTTTTACAAGTTCCTCTTGAAGCTTCTCAAGCTCATCTTTATTAACTTTAAGATTTCTGTCTGTCTCAGCCAATTTATTCTTTAATTCCCCTAACTTCTGTACTGCTGCAGTAGCTCTCTTTTTTTCATCATTCCAGAAACTTAATTTAGTTTTAGTCCAATCAATCATACTTTGTAATCCTGCAACAATATCATATTTTTCAGGGAACTCATTTAAAACATCTAAAATTATATTTTTCATCAATTCAAATTGTTCAGGATTATTTACTTCAAGCTCTACTGTAAGAAGCTGATTTTCAAGATATTCTTTTACTTTGTCTTTGGTCCATTTCTCACTCTCAAACCCTGCAAGATTATATATAAATTCTCTTCTTTTGCTATCTGAAAGATTTAAAAACTCACTAAAGTCCATCATTATAGGAAAAGATCCTAATTCAGCTAGTATTCTTGCTTCTTTCTCGTTTATTTTCTTTTCACCTCTGGAGGGACTAACATTTAAATTTTGTTGTATACTCTCTTTTATAGAACCATCTCTGCTCTTAGAAACTTTCTTTTTAAATTCTCTAGTAAAACTGAACTCATTTGTTTTTAGTCCAACTTCCATAGAACTGCTGCTGCTTAGTTTAAAAGTTTCATCTGCTTTTTTCCCTTTGCCTGGAACATAACCAAGTAATGATATTCCCAAAGACTGAAGTCTAGTGGTTTTTCCTATACCATTAGGACCAATAATAATGTCTTTTCCTGTAAGTTCTTGAACTACATTTTGGCCTTTAATGTTTTTCATAGATATTCCAGTTATTTTTTTCATCTTTAAAATGCCTCCTGTTTATCTAATTTTGAATTTATTATTGTTTTAGCCATTTCTAACTGACCTGCTGTAAGCTCTTCATAAGGTTTTCTAAAGTTATCATGAATTACTTTATTAAACTCCTCTTCTCCCATAATTCCTATTACAGATTCTAAATCAGCTCTTAGAACCTTTACTTTTTCATTGTTCTCGTTATGAACATTTTCAGTATGGGTAATTTCTACATTTTCCCTTTCTTGAGTATTTATGTGCTGCATTGGTTGAGCTGTGCTTTCTGTAAGCTCTGGAGTTGTTTCTTCTTCATCCCTAGCAGTGTATATGTCCTCTTCTGTAATATCATCTATTACATTAGCATCAATAATATCTACTTTTGCACCTTTATATTCACTAATGCTTTCTCCTTTTTCAGCCATGTGAGCTAACTTTGTTAAATCATCTCTAGTTAAATCACTATTAAATCCCACTACATTTACAAAACCTACATGGAATTTATCTGGACCTACTGCATCAACATAAACCTGACATAAACTTGGGTGCTTCTTAAGTGCATTTCTTTCTGCAATTGTCTGTGCTTTTCTTTCTGCAAAAAGCTTATTTTGAATATATGTGTCCATGCATTTTAATATATCTACATTAGTTAAATCTACCCATATGCCCATAGTCCCTTGTATTCTTAAAAACATTCCTTTTTTCTTTTCATCATCTGTAAGAGTTTGCTCCATACACATTCTTCCAGAACCCTTATTATATTGAACTTTCTTGTTTAGGTCCTGAATAAAATACATTTTTATATCATAAAGAAGTGTACTTGAAGTCATTACTAAATTTCCTGTAGGACTATAGCCTATTGCAGTTTTCTTTACCCAAACCTTATCTATAGTTCCACTTTCAGGATCTATAATTGGGTAAGGATTAACTACTATATCTCCATTAGGCAATGTTAATTTTTCAGGCGTAATTATACTAATTCCTGCAAATTGATTCATTGCATTATATCCAGCTGCTGTAATCATTGCCTTTCCCTGTATTACTGCTAGATGCCCTTTTCTTTCTTCAAGCTTAACTCTACCTCTTAAAGCCTTTATTGCTCCTGTGGGTGTTCTTTTTATGAAAACATCACCATCTCCTAATTTTGCGACCTCTTGATTTTTACCCATCTCATATCCTCCTCATATTAAATAAATTTTATGGTTCTTTTTTACAGTTATTGGCATAGAATATAATGTAAAGTGTTTGTGTCTTTCCAAATTTAAGTTTTTTATAAAAGGCTTATTCAGCCTTATTTATCAATAAGTTAATCAACTCTTTCTCTTACTTTCATACCATCATAAAGTAATGTTTTCCATTGTCCATAAAAGTAATATCCTTGATTGTTGTGCTCAACACGACCTGAGTACCATCCTCCATCTCGCCCTATTTCTTCATCTGCTGCAAGATATATTTCAATAGATCTCCCACAGCTTAAAGGGTATGAGGTACCTCCTTGGTTAAAGTCAATCTCAAACTTACCATATGAATTTTTTCTTAAACGTCCCTCTTTCACTGGTTTTGAAAAATGCTCTATTGCCCATTTAGCATCATTCAAATTCTCTGCAGCTCTATAAATAGCACTTCTTATTTCTGATTCCTCCATGGTTTCACCATCTGAACAACTTGGAAGATTATTCAATGCATTATCAAGCTTTTCAGCTAAACTGGTTATGTCTGATAAATACTTTGTATACAATTTATCTCTTATCATTTTTTACCTCCTCCAGCATACTTTTAATACTTAATGGCTCCCATCCAAGATATTTTCTCATTATATTGCTCGCATCAATTAATGCTTTTAATTCTTCATATGAAGGACATTCAGAATATTTTTTGTACTTGCCACTTTGCCATTCTAGTAAAAATTCATATGAAAAAGTAACTTTTATAAAAGGTTCTAGACTATTTATTGCATGATCCATTAACTACACCTCCTCAAGGCCACCTCCTTAAACACATTGATAATACTTTGTATTAACCTTAATCCAATCTAATAATTTATCTTTGGGTATTCTTATCTTTCTTTCTCCAAGTCTTAACACTGGAAAATTCTTTTGATAAACAAGCTCATACGCTGCATTTTTACCTATGTTTAAAACTTTTCGCATATCTGTAACTGTTAACAACATTGGTAAATTCTCAAATTCTTTTTCTGTCACTAGTGCCACCTCCTAAATTACTTATTTACTATCTACAATTAAAGTTGCTATAGTACTGCATCTAGTGCACTTTATTTGAATCTGTATACTTCCCCTCAACTTATATTTAAAAAGTAATTTATTACATTTAGGACATCTAAATTGATCCATTTCACTAAAATCTTTTATCATTCGGGAACTCCTCCTTAATTCTGAGTTATTCCCCTCCATTTACCCCTTATTTAAGAATCTTAATGGTGATTCCATACATTTATACTCTAAAGTTTCTATAGTGTCCTCTAAAAGCTTCTTAGTGAATATCGCTGTAACCTCTACTCCTTCAAATTCTGTTTCTATAAGCTTTAATATTTTATCTTCTACTAAACTAATCTCGTTATCTGCAATTTTGCGGTAATACTATCTGGAATTTCTTCAAACATTAGTGTATTTGAAAGCTCCTGTAATTTATCTAATGCATTAAGAAGTTCTTTTGATGGAATGTTATGTAGATCTATTTTTATACTAACTGTCCCTTTATTTAGTAGTGCAGTTTTTTCAAAACACTTATTTACATTCTTACTAGATTGATTTTCATACTCAAGCACATTTATAACTCTTGATAATGCAGATGTTAATTCATCATTTTGGGGTTGCTCTTGAACTGGTACTTCTTGAGCAACTTCTTTTTTAGTTTCACTCATTCTTTGATCCTCCTAAGCAACTTTATATTTAATAGCCATTTCTTTTACTATAGCTATATAGACTTCTGTTAATCTCTTATCATCTGCAATTACATCTAACTTAGTTACTTTATTAGCTTTACTTTTACTGCCAGTTTCCTCTAGGACTTTCCTTCTTCTATTTGTAAGCCTTATCTCTAATTTTGCTCCTGCTCTTTCATTGAGTAATTTATAACTTTCATTTCTTACCTCTCGATAAGCTTCAGTTGTTCCACCACGTTCAATTGCAATCTTTGAAAGAATACTATTAATATCTGCTTTCCATGAATTAGGATTTAAAGCTATAACATCTCTAATTCCTTGGACCTCTTGCTTAACTGCTGCTGTTTCCTCTTTAGCTACTGCAAGTTCCTGCTGTAGTTGCTTTTGTTCAAGCTCTTGCTTTGCCATATTATCAAATATTTGCTTAAATGCTTGAAGTTCTGGACTAAGTTGATTTATTGAAAAATTTTGCTCCTTAACTCTAAAATAAGTTTCCTCTAAAGCTTCATATACTTCCCAAGCTTCATCAGTATCAAGAATCTTTGCATGCCTTGCTGCTCCTTTTTCAGTCCATAAAATAAGCTGTGGTGCGAATTTTAAAGGTTCCCTGATATTATCGGGTAAGCTATTTTTAAATTGTTTAAGCTGCTGTCCTTCTAACTTAAAATAATGTTTTCCTTCTACAAACCTATTTTTGTTATTGGAAAAATTATCTTGAATATTCTTCTCTGTAGCACCATATTCTTCTGCTAAAACTTTAGTTGTCATTATTCTTTGCTTTTTAAATTCAAGTGGTATTAAGTTACTCATTTTACCATCTCCTTTGTTTTTTATTTTCTCTTCCACGAAACCCATAATGTTCTATTAAGTTTTTTTAGATTTTACATATACTATATAGTAACTTTTAAGTTGACTTCATTGTCAAAAAAAATATCATGAGGAACTTTTAATATTGAAATCAGCTTTTTAACTTCTGCAACTGTAAATAAGTCAGGGTTATTTTCCTTTGTATTATAGTTAGCAATGCCCATTCCCATTAATTTTGCAGTTTCCTCTTGACTTAATCCTTTTAAAGTTCTAAATGCTTTGATTACATTTGACATATTTCTCACCCCCCTTTTTTGTAACCTTTAAGTTGACTTGCTATGATTTTATTATAATCACTTTTAAGTTGACTGTCAATAATATTTTTATCATTTTTTATAAAAATATTCTAAAAAACAATAAAAAGTATATTTAAAAGCGACTTTTATTTATTTTGTCAACCTTTGAGTTATAATATATTTAAATATATAAGAGGTGAAATCATGGAAAATATTACAGGCACTAGAATAAAAAGTTTAAGAAAAGAATTGCATCTAACGCAAGAAGGATTAGGCAATATTTTGCATGTTACAAAACAATCTGTTAGCAAATGGGAACTTGGTACAAACATTCCTGAACCTCCAATTTTAAAGCAACTTGCTAACATGTGTAATTGTTCAACTGATTATTTACTAGGAACTACAGATGTAAGAAACTACACAGATAAAGTATTTTCTGAACCTAGTAAATTAAATAAGGATGATAACACTGAATTAAATAAAAAAGATGAGAAAGACATAGAAAAAGCTACAGAAAAGTTTCTGGAAGGACTTGAAGGTGGAGCTATGCTTAATGGTGAGATATTAGATGATGAAGATTTTGAATTATTTAAGCAAGCAGTAAAGAATGGACTTACTTATGCTAAAATCTCAAATAAAAAGAAGTATACACCTAAAAAATATAGAAAAAATGATGATTAAATAGAATATAAGGGTTAATGGTCATAATATTGGGGGAATTAACTTTGAAAAATATTATTGATAAAACTGTTAAAAAACTTATAAAAAAGTATAATACTAGAGATCCTTTTGAACTTACTAGATATTTAAACATTAAAGTTCTTCAAGAGCCTTTAGGAAAACATATAAAAGGATTTTATCAGTTATGCCCAAAGAATAAAGTTATACACATTAACCAAGATTTAGAAGATGCTGAAAAAACTTTTATTTGTTCTCATGAATTAGGACATGCCTTATTGCATACCAAGCTAAACATTTTATTTTTAGAACGCAACACATTTTGTGTAAAAAACAGATATGAAATAGAAGCTAATACATTTGCTTCTTGCTTAATGATAAAAGACGATTTAGTACAAGCATATCCTGATTACTTTACCTTAGAACAAATAGCCGCAAGTGAAAATTTACCTGTAGAACTTTTAAAACTCAAATTTAATATTTGAGTATTTTTTGGACTATTTTGAGAAAAATTTTACATAAATGTATTATGTTGAAAATAGTCTAATGTTGTAGAAATAACAAATGACCATCCGAGAGCCTTTGAGCACCAACCCTTTATATATTGATGAAAGAAGGAATAATTATGGGATTTAGATTAAAAAAATCAGATAAAAATAAAATTTCTAAAAAGAGTAATGCTGCTAATAAGTCTACACCCACTACTAGTAAAAACCCTGGATGTGGATGTTTTACTGTAATAATTGTACTAATGCTTATTGGTATACTTCATTCTGCTTTTTCAGGCGATACCACTAAGAATGCTTCTACTAACACTAGTAGTAATAGTACAGTAGAAACAAAGCAAGATAATAAAAGTAATGCTACCAATGCAGAGAATCAAAATAAAACTACTACTCCAACAGATAACTCATCTAATACACAATCACAAAATAATGCTGTGCAGCCAAGCTCTCAAAACTCTGCCAGTACAGTTCAACCTCAAAATGGTACTTCTACTCAAAATTCAAACTCTGATGATAGCACCATAGTATATTATGTTCCTGGAAGTAAAGTATATCATTTAAGTAAAAGTGATGGAACTCTAAAAAGAAGCAAAAACATACAATCCATGACATTAAAGGAAGCAAAAGCAGCAGGAATGAAACAATCTGCATCTAAGGCAGATGAATAATAGTTTAAAGATATCATTTGAGCACCAACACTTTATATAAATTGGAGGAATGTTTATGGAGTACTCACAAGATAAATATTATAAAATAAAACTGACTAAAGAACTTATTATAAACTTAATCGAAAATTGTTTGAAAACAGTAGTTTTTAAAAATATAGAAATTAGACCAAGTATAAAGTATGAGGCTAAAAATAGCAATTTAAGCTTGCAAGGTCTATCTTTAACAGATTTTAAGAATGAAACTTTAAAGAATACTAAATTTAAAACTTTCTCTATGGTTATCCTGTGCAATTCGAATAATGAACTTTATTCTTTGGTTTTGTTAAAAGATTCAGCCATCAAAGATGAAATTGTTATAGCATTAACGTCCCATGATAAAATATGGGTAGATGAGAACTTAGATTATATAACAAAATTTTTAGAAAAATGTAACAATAACAACATTGATACTATTTTTACCAATAATTCTAATAAAAAATTAGAAAATTCTGCACCAAAGGGTAATTTATTTACATGGTTAAAAAACAATATAATTGGTATTCTGGCTATACTTGCAGCATGCATAATAGCGTATTTACAACATATATATAAATAATTAAAATTTATTCATTTTTGATTTTTTAAGTTCATTGATGATACTTTCTAATTTTGTAACTCTATACATTAATGAGACTATAGCAACACTTAAAGCTAATACTTCTAAAATGTTCAACAATGTATTCATTTAATCAACTCCATACATAATATTATTTACTTAAATTATATCACTTTCAAAGTATAGATAATAGTACTTATGCATATTGACACAAGAACATATATTTGCTATATTAACTATAGAAACCCGATAAAATTTAGAGATTTTTTAAAATCCGTTTAATAGAGGTTCCACGAAACCCATACAAGCCTTTGAGCTATGTATTGGGTTTCTTTATTTTTATATTGAGGAGGAACTTCTATGCAAACTGTATTTATTCGTAAACGTGGTAAAAAATATGTAGTTACATTAGAATATAGGGATTCATCTGATGGAAAGAAAAAGCAAAAATCATTAGGATCCTGCGATAAAAAAAAGGATGCTGGAAAATTATTAATAGAGGAAAAGTCAAAAATAAATAATAATGATTTTATTATGCCTGAAAAAACAACCTTTGAACAATACTTAAATACCTGGATAGAACAACATAAGAATAATTTAAGTGTAACAACTTATAATAGATATAAGGACATAATAGATAGGCACATAATACCTCATCTGGGTGAATTTGAACTACAAAAGCTAAATCCTTTACAAATACAAAACTTTTATAATATAATGGCTCAATTTTTAAATAGCAAAACAATATTACAATATCACAGAATAATTCATAAAGCACTTGATAGTGCATATAAATTACAAATTATATCTAAAAATCCTTCTGACTTAGTTGAAACACCTAAAATCAAAAAATATAAATCTAATGTTTTTAGCGTAAAAGAAGTTCAACAGCTTTTAGAGACTTGCAAAAATACTAGGTTAGAAGTACCTATAAATTTAGCTGTTATTCTAGGCTTAAGAGCTGGTGAAATATTAGGTTTAAGTTGGGACAAGGTTAATTTTTCAAATAATACTATAACGATAGATAAAAATTTAGTTAAGGATAGAATGTCAAAAAGTTATGTTTTTAAAGATCCTAAAAGTGAATCTTCCATAAGAACATTAACAGCTCCTAAAGAACTAATGAGTTTATTAAAAGAGCAAAAGAAAAAGCAAAGTCAATTGCAACTACAAAGTTATGGTACTTATAATAATAAATATCATCTACTATTCACTAAAATAAATGGAGAACCAATGACAAGTGATTCTTTCAGCCGAATGTTTAGAGACTTTTTAAAAAAGCATAAATTTCATTTAATAAGATTCCATGATCTTCGCCATACAAATGCCTCATTAATGTTAGCAAGTGGTACAAGTGCTAAAGTAGCTTCAACAAGATTAGGACACAGTACTATAGGAATAACAATGGACCTGTATACTCATGTTCTAGAAGGACTTGAAAAAGAAGCTGCTGACAATATTTCAAATTTAATTTATAATACTACATCAAACAAGTAA